CAATCGCCTTATATTGCGAGTGGTCAACAACCCTATACTGGTCAACAACCTTATACTTTCCAGAGTCCGTACATTGCGAATAATCAACAACCTAATATTAGAAATTATCAGTCGCCTTACAGCGCTCACCATCAACAACCTTATACATATCAGAATCCTTATACTTTCCAGAGTCCGTACATTGCGAATAATCAGCAACCTAATATTAGAAATTATCAGTCGCCTTACAGCGCTCACCATCAACAACCTTATACATATCAGAATCCTTATACTTTCCAGAGTCCGTACATTGCAAATGCTCAACAACACCAAGCAAATAGAAGTGCTCAGCATCCTGTTATTAGACACGCACAAGAACCAAATATTAGGTCAAACCAAGAACCTAATATTAGAGACAGACAAACACCTAGTAATGCTCAGCAACCTACAATTAAGAACAAACAAGAACCTAATATAAGAAACATTCAACAGTCTGCTCAAGAACCAAATATAAGAAGCTTCCAGACTCCTTACATTGCTAACGCACAAGCGGCTAGTGCAGCTCAAGAACCTAATATCAGAAATGCACAAACACCTTATATTGCAAACAGACAAAACACTTCTAATGCACAACAACCTAATATCAGAAGTCAACAAGAACCTAATATTAGAAACAGACAAACAACTAGTAATGCTCAAGAACCTAATATCAGAAGTCAACAAGAACCTAATATTCGTTCAGCACAACAGTCAGCACAAGAACCAAACATAAGGTCACAACAAGAACCTAATATTAGAAACAAACAACAGACTGCTCAACAACCTACTATTAAGAATCAACAAGAGCCTAATATTAGAGATGGTCAGTCACCTAGTAATGCACAACAACCTAATATCAGAGCTCAACAAGAACCTAATATTCGTTCAGGTCAAACGGTAACGCAACAACCTAATATTAGAGATGCACAAACACCTTATATTGCAAACGCACAAAATCCGTTTATTAGAAATGCACAAGAACCTAATATCAGAGCTCAACAAGAACCTAATATCAGAGCTCAACAAGAACCTAATATTAGAAACAGACAAACAACAGCAAACTATCAGAATCCTGTAAATGCTCAGAATCCGTTTATAAGAAATAATCAGACTCCATTTACATATGACCATAGAAGTCCGTTGACATATGACCACAGGTCTCCTTTAACATATGACCATAGAAGTCCGTTTACTTACAGACATCCTGCAAATAGTCAGACACCTCTTACATATCAACATCAGAGTCCTTCTACATATGCTAGACAAGGTCAGACACCAACGACTTATCAACATAGAAGTCCTTCTACATATGCAAGACAAGGTCAAACACCAACGACTTATCAACATAGGTCGCCTAGTACATATGCTAGACAAGGTCAAACACCTGTTATCCGTTGGGATGGTTCATTGTCACAAACATGGCCAGGAACACCTGTTAATTCCTAATCACTAAATATTAGTGTAGAAATTAAGGAACTATATTATGAGCGTAAAATCAGACTCACTCGAGCACACAAAGGAACTTCTCAAAGATTGGGATCCAGCAGATAAGAACACACATGTTCAGTTGGGTTCTTTTAATGTGAAAGAAGATTATAAAGATACAGAGGCATATAAATCTTTAAAATGGGTGACAGAGAACAGAACAGGAAAACTAAAACAGGTCAAATGGGGTGATATGACCAAGTTAATCAAGGAACAAAAGTTTCTTGGTTGGAACAAATTACAGTCTCATTCATGGGCATATCATTACTTTCTTTCTAAAGGATATACTGCACCACCTCAAAATCCAAAACCAGGAATTGCAGGTATGGATTTCAAAAATTCAAACGATGAATATCAAAAGATAGAAGAATTTACAGATACTAAGTTAAGCGAACAACAAGATTCTAGTCTTAATGCTGTGTATTATCATGGTGCAAAGGCACATTGGTTAGTCGATAGTATCAGAAAAGAAGGTCTATGGAATGCAATTCAAGGTACTGTATCTACAGCAGGCATGAACTCCAGAGATGAACGAATGTATCAGTTATCTATACACCCAGGTTCTGTTCGTTCAGGTGTTTTTGAAACTATGAATGACCCAGACTTAGATTTATGGATATGGGATAACCACGATGCTATACCTCTTCCAGAAACACCCATAGATGAAATGATTGACGAAATGAAGTCGCAACTTGTAGAAAGAAATGCAGACCACTACTCAATGTCGTTTTCATTCACTCGTGGATATTTAGAAATACATAGTGACTTATTGAAGATGAACTTCAGAGGAGATGTGACAGACTTCAATAAAAAAGTAAATAAACTTTCTGCTGGCAAACCCTTGACAATCTATGTCGGATATGATAGTAGACACAAAGACATTGCAGAACTAAGTGCTAAATGTCTTAAGAGTAGTATATTATTTGGAGCAGGTCACGGTGATATACACGACATATTAGGAGATTGGACTCCTGAAATAAAGTTTCTTGACATATCAAAGATTCCAGAGTATAATAGAGAGTATGCAGCTCAATCAACAGAGTTCACATATAGTAGATTCTTAATTCCTTACTTAGAAAATTATGAAGGATTTAGTATTTTTATTGATGATGATATACTATTCAATGAAAGTATTTTACCAATGTTCTACTACTTAGATTTAGATGATGCAGTTGCATGTGTTCAGTATGATTTTGATACTTATGCTGAAACAAAATTTAACGGTGAAAAGAATGTATCTTATCCTAAAAAACTTTGGTCATCATTAATGATATTTAATAATGGTCATGAAGACTGTAAGAAACTTACACCAGAAGTTATCAATACTGAAAGTGGTAAATATCTACATCAATTCGAATGGACAGATAAGATATCAGAAATACCAGAATGGTATGTTATAACTGAGGGGCATGATACACAGGAAGAAAAGTGGCGTGCTTGTGCTATACATTATACTAGAGGCGGTCCTTGGATTGAAGGTATGGATACTTCTGAAATAGAACACCTAAATATGTATGAAAGATTTAAAAATAAACATCAAAACTAAATTATGGAGTTGTTATGAATATGTTAATTTATTGTGAGAATGGTCATCTCACTATTAGAAAACCAAATGGCCTAGAATGGAGACATGATAATGTCGATAAACCTAATTTAGGTTTTGAGTATGATGTTCTTATCTATGATGACATAGAAGTCAAAATCATGGAGTGGAAAGACAATGTTCAGTTTGATGAACAAGAAAAAATTGCATTAACAGATGTCGAGTTAGATGCAATCGAAAACTACATTGAAAATTCTGTTCCACCTTCCGATGTGACATTATCCAATCAATACAGTCAACAAATTAATGATGTTGGTAGAAATTACTTAGACCAACAAATAGAATCTTATGGATTCGAAAGTCTGGTAGATGTTATGGCTGCAGGTAGAGATGGTTCAAATCATCCTTTAAGGTCAGATGCACGAAGAGTTCTTGAATACTATGATGTATTGTGGAACATTTATGTAAATGTTATGAATGATGTAAAATCAACTAGAGAAGATTTACTTCCAGATGTAGAAGAATATATTAATAGATTTCCAACACCACAAAAATCATTAATCGAGTAGTTTATGTCCTTAGAAATAGTCAAGGTAGATAAAGCTTTTACTATTAAAGACTTTCCGTTAGGAAATAAAGTCTATGTGATAGATGATTACTTAGAAACTTCTACACATCGATGGATTCATCATAAAACTTCTGAAGGTCCTAGATGGTCTAAACAAAATCAAGTAAATGCACAACATCCTACAGGTTTACCTCATCATCAACTTTGGGGTGCATCATTCTTTAAAACAGATGATTATGGTAATCCAAAAATGGAAGATGGAGAAACAGATGTCACTGTAGAACATGCTAGATGGTTGAATAGAAAGATATGTACAGACTTTGGTTTTAAGTGGAAAAGATTTCAGTATATGGGAACTAATTCTCAGACTCATGGTCAACATGGTACAACTCATTGTGATTGTGATGAAAAAGATGAATGGAACTTGTCATTTTTATATTACTACAATAAATTCTGGAATCCTGCATGGGGTGGCGATTTAAGATTTTATGATAAGGGTGTTTATCAAGCTGGTTTAGATGGAAGAGAAGAACATATAGAAAAACATTCTATAGGAAGTATAGAGTTTAAACCAAACAGATTATTAATGTTTGATGGAAGAATACCACACGGTGCAGATGCGCCGACAGAACGAGCTCGATATGCAGATAGATGTTCTATCGTACTTAGGGGTGACGAGATAGAACTAGTGAATAAGGAAGAATTTTATAATGCCAACGATAGATTTTACTACATTTAACGAAGAGAGTCTTAGAGACTGGAAACCAGTTCTTGCTAAATCACTAAGTCCTGATTGGTGGAAAAAGATGAAAGTCTTTCAACACGATAGAGGACAAAGAATACAGACTATTCGTGCTTGTCCGGCAATGGACGATTGGTTAAAATCTGGTTGGTACATTCTTGCGAATAGAGATATGGAAGTTGTTTTTGATAACGGCAAAACATATACTCAAGAATTTGGTGAAGAGGTTGCACAATCTCAAGCATCTCCTTCTCATCCTGCAGCTCAGTTTGCACACTCATTCAGTTATTTGGGAGAAGAAGGTCCAATTAAAGATGCATTTAAAATGAGAAATGCTTGGAATATAATAACGCCAAAAGGTTATTCTTGTTTCTATTTAGACCCCTTTTTATTTCAAAACAATCATTTTGCAACATGGCAAGGTGTTATAGATACAGATGACTTTAATATCAATCAAGACAATTCACAAATTATTTTCTATCCTAAAGTTAGTCATTCTTTTGTTATACCAAAAGGAACTCCCCTAGTTCAAGTTATACCTTTCAAAAGAGAAGAATGGGTATCGACTTATCAGTTAAAAGACACTGCTGGATGGCACAAAGATAGAACCGAAGAAAGAATACAAGAACTTCCTGGCATGGAACAAGTAAACAGAGAGAAGTACGATAAACTGTTAAAAGAGAAACCCAATAATATGGGTGCATATAGAAGTGAAGGACATTGGAAACAAAAAGGTAAGAATTTTAAAGAAATGGAACCTCCACCAGAGTGTCCGTTTCATAAAGGAGAAGTAGATGGCGATTAAACTATTTAGTCCAGCAGTAATTTGTGTTAGAGAATGGTTATCTAATCCAGAAGACAAAGTAGAAGGATTAACACCAGAGTACTTTCAAATGTTGAAGGATGAAATGGATGCTATGAGAACTAGAGACCGTGAAGGTAGAAGAAGGTCTAATAAAGGTCTTGGTTGGCAATCAAACGATGGTATCGATAACAATCCAATATTCAATAAGTTGATGAGACAAATTAAAAGAACAGTGACAGAAGAGATTATGGGTTATTGTGGATTTGAAAGAGGAACTGCTCAATGTGTTATGCATAACTCATGGGGAAACATAAACTATCCAGGTGGATATAATGCACCACATTTACATAATGGTTGTACTTATTCTGGTGCATGTTATATTAGAGCAGACGGAGACGAGGGAGATATTAAGTTTATAGAAACAACTAAACACTATGTAGGAATGGCTTTATCGACACCTAGAATGGAAGAATCTTGGGGGTGGCAACCAAAAACTGGAGACATACTTTTATTTCCTAGTGGTTTGATGCATATGGTCGAACCCAACACTACAGATAAAGATAGATATAGTATATCGTTTAATATAGAGATTTCACAACCCAATGGAGAAATTCTCATTGAAGAGAATGGCGAAGAATGGCATAAAGAAAACATCGGTTTAGTGTTCAAAACAGATAGATTTGGTAAGCTGATACAGTAGTTAGTTTCATAAATAACACTATGGATATAGTCATAGACCCACACTTACTTTGGAATATTGTTCTTACTGTTGTAGTAGTTCCTGTCGGATGGATGATTCGAGGAATCTTTGCTGAACAAAAGAGAATGGATATTCTTATCAATAAAACAAGAGAAGAAATCGCCAAGGATTATGTCACTAGAGAACAGATGGAGAAGTCTTTTCAGAGAATTATCGACTCTATAGAGCGTATAGATGAGAAGATAGATAGACTACAAACAAAAACTTTTTTCCAAGATTAGAATTCATATAAATAGTAGTATAAACAGGAAATACTACTATGGCAACTCCAAACAGTAAAGCAACATTTAAAGAGTACATCAAAAGAAAACTTGGTGCACCTGTTCTGGAAATCAACATCGATGAAGACCAGTTTGATGATAGAATAGACGAAGCACTTCAATACTTCTACAATTATCATTACGATGGAACGATTAAATGTTATCTAAAACATCAAATGACAGGCACTAAAAAAACTCAGATGAAGAGTGATGAATCATTCACTGAAAGCGCAGCTGGTACTCACGCATATACAGACGAACAATTCAAACAACAACAAAATTACATTGTTCTTCCAGAGTTTGTTATGGCAGTTATGAACATATTTCCATTCAATGATAAGTCAGCACTCAACATGTGGGACATTAGATATCAGTTAAGATTGAATGATTTATATAGTATGAACGCTACTAACATGTTGCATTATGAGATGGTTCAACAACAGATTCAAACAATGAATCATATTCTTATTGGTAGAACACCAATAAATTACAATCAACATCAAAACAGATTATACTTACACATGGACTCAAACTTTGTACATGAAGGTGAGTATATTGTTATTGAATGTTATAGAAAGATAGACCCAAATAACTTTACAGATGTATACAATGACATGTGGTTGAAAAAATATGGAACTGCATTATGTAAATATCAGTGGGGAGAGAATCTATCTAAATTCTCAGGTATCGCATTACCAGGTGGTGTGACACTAGACGGACAACAGATGAAACAAGAGGCACAAGAAGAAATAACAAGACTCGAAGAAGAGGCAAGACTAAATCATGACATGTTACCTATGGACATGATGGGTTAATAGATTATGGCAACAAATGTATTTTTTAATCATGCAGTAAATTCTGAACAACATCTCTATGAAGATTTGGTTGTTGAGTCTTTAAGAATGTATGGTCACGAGACAATGTATCTACCTCGACAAGTTATCGAAGAAGATAGTATACTCAATGAAGATGTACAATCTAAATTCGGTGATGCATACTCAGTTGAGATGTATATTGAAAATACAGATGGTTTTGAAGGTGAAGGCGACCTTATGTCTAAGTTTGGTTTACAGATTAGAGACCAAGCGACCTTTGTTATATCATTGAGAAGTTGGGAAAGATTTATCTCACTAGACTCAAACCTTGCAACATCATTTAGACCAAACGAAGGAGATTTAATCTACTTCCCTCTTAGTGGTTCTATGTTTGAAATTAAATTTGTAGAACATGAAGACCCATTCTATCAAGTGGGTAAACTGTTTGTGTTCAAACTAAGATGTGAACTATTCGAATACAGTCAAGAAGATTTCGACACTGGAATTGGCGACATAGACTTGATAGAAGATGAACAAGCATACTCATTGAATATGACAATGAACAATGGAAACAATACAGACTATCTTGCAAATGAAACTCTCGCCCTAAATGGTACAGTTGTTGCAGAAGTTGTATCTTGGCATCAACCAACAAGTAAACTACTCGCAAAAGATATCACAACAACACTACAAGTTGGCGATATATTAAATGGTGCCAATGGTGCAAACTTTACTATCGCATCTATAGACGATAGAATGACATTCAATAATGATGCAGCTGCTCAGAACTTAGACTTTGAGAATAAAGATTCATCATACTTAGACTTATCAGAAACAAACCCATTTGGTGAACCATAATGTTCGGTACATATTTTTACAATGAAACTATTAAACGATGCGTATCAGTATTTGGCACGATGTTTAATAACATTCAGTTTAAGAAAGTTAAGGCAGACGGAACAGTCTTATCTTCTCCTATGGTGCCTATATCATATGGTCCCAAACAAAAGTTCTTAGATAGAATTGCTGAAGAGGCGAATCTATCAGATAGAAATAGGAGTGCAATATCGTTGCCAAGGATGGCATTTGAATTGACAGGTTTTGAATATGATGTTCAAAGACAACAGAACAAACTTATAAGGGCAGTCAAACCTATAATGGAAACAAATGGCAAAAAGGGTTTTCAATATGCACCTGCACCTTATAATCTAAACTTTACATTATCTATTCTAACTAAGAATATGAATGATGCATTACAAATCGTAGAACAAATACTACCTTACTTTCAACCAGAATATACAGTCACCATGAAGATGGTTGATGATATGGCAGACCATAGAGATGTACCCATAATATTAAACTCAGTATCATTTCAGGATGACTATGAGGGTTCAATGGAAGATAGAAGAGTTATAGAATACACTTTAGACTTTACAATGAAGACATACTTCTTTGGTCCTATCTACACCGGCAACATTATTAAGAATGTTATTGAAAGAACTTATATTGGCGATGGTAATAAAACATTCACATCATCAACAATAGGTGCATCAGGACTTGTTAAAGAAGTTAAACACTATGAACCTGCATTCCAAGAGTTATCAAATGCAGTAAGCAACTTAAACATAATCACTTTTCCTAGTGCGATAAATAGTAAGATAAGTGTAGGAGATGAAGTATTTGGTACTAACTTAGATACTAATCCCACAATAACAACAATTGCAGCCGGCAGAGAACAAATAACAGTTTCGGCTGCTGTGAATATGACCGATGCTAGTAATAAATTACTCTTTGTTGGTTCAGTCGATGCAGACGATACTTTTGTTGTTGCAGAGAATGTCACTTTCTATGATGATGGTGTCAAAGCAGATTACAGTGAAGAAAATAATAGTTAATTATGAATGAAATAGATGAAAAATTAGATGACCTTCTAAATATAGAATCGGATATCAAAGAAGAAACAAAGATAGTTAAACTTCCTTCTCGACATGAGAACATGGAAACAGATTACAAATACGCTAGAGAAAATCTATATGGACTCGTAGAAAGAGGACAAGATGCAATCGAAGGTATACTACAATTATCAAAAGAAACAGAACACCCTCGTGCATATGAAGTTGCAGGTCAATTAATCAAAACAGTGGGTGAAACAGCAGAGAAACTTATAGATTTACAAAGTAAATTGAAGAAGTTAGAGGGCGAAGAACAACAGAAGATAGGACAACAACACAATCATTTGTATGTTGGGTCTACTTCTGAATTACAAAAGTTCCTTAAAAAGAACAAAGACTAAAATATGGTTCAAGCGAAGAACGAAGGTTACTTAGGTAACAATTTAATCAAAAGAGCAGGTGTAGAAACAAAGTATACACCAGAAGAGATAGCAGAATATCAAAAGTGTTCTGAGGATCCTTGTCACTTTATACAAAATTATTGTCAGATTATATCACTAGATGAAGGTCTAGTACCATTTAAACTTCGTGGATATCAAGATAAACTCATAAATCATTTTAATGATAATAGATTTAGTGTTATTCTTGCCGCCAGACAGAGTGGTAAATCTATAACATCTTGTGCATATCTACTATGGTATCTATTGTTCACTCCAGAAGTCACCACAGCGATTCTGGCGAACAAAGGTGCAATTGCCAGAGAGATGGTGTCTCGTATTGTGACCATGTTGGAGACCGTACCATTCTTCTTACAACCAGGCGTAAAGATTCTAAACAAAGGAAACATCGAGTTCGGCAATGATAGTAAACTGGTCGCAGCTGCCACATCTTCATCGTCTATTCGTGGTATGTCAATTAACATGTTGTACCTTGATGAGTTTGCTTTCGTAGAAGATGCAGAGACATTTTATACTGCTACATATCCTGTTGTCACATCTGGTAAAGATTCAAAAGTTATTATCACATCTACTGCAAATGGTGTGGGTAATATGTTTCATAAGATATACGAAAGTGCTATACATGACCAGTCAGAGTATAAATCATTCACTATTGGTTGGCAAGATGTACCAGGTCGTGATGAAGAGTGGAAGAAACAAACTATTGCAAACACCTCAGAGGCACAGTTTGAACAAGAATATGGCAACAGTTTCTTAGGTACTGGTAATACTCTTATCAATGCAGATACATTATTGGGTATGAGAGCATTAGATGGCGAATGGAAAAAAGATGGTTTAATAGTATATGATACACCAAAACAAGACCATAACTATGTTGTAACCGTTGATGTATCACAAGGTAGAGGGTTTGATTATTCTACTTTCAGTATCTTCGATGTGTCTCAAAGACCATTTAAACAGGTTTGTACATATAGAGACAACATGATTAGCCCCATGCTGTTTCCGGATTTAATAAATAAGTACTGTAGTAGATATAATGAAGCACTCGTAATAATAGAAAACAATGCAGAGGGTTCAATGGTCGCTACACAATTGCACTATGACATAGAATATCCAAATGTCTTTGTGCAAGGCATGACACATGCGAAAGACATTGGTATTACAATGTCTAGAAAGATTAAGAGAGTTGGTTGTTCCACTTTAAAGGAACTACTAGAAGAAAACAGACTATCTGTAGTAGATAGAGCAACGATTACAGAACTTATGACATTTGTTAATAAAGGTTCTTCATTCGAGGCAGACAGAGGTTACCATGACGATATGGTAATGAATTGTGTACTCTTTGCGTGGTTTGTAACCACTGAGTTCTTCACACACCTAACAGACACCGCTGTTAAAGACTTATTGTATTCTGAACAACAGAAAATGATAGAAGATGACATGTTACCAGCGGGTGTATTTGGGGACCAAGACGGAGTTGAATCATTTGTTGACGCTAGTGGCGACAGATGGTACTCTAAGGGTTCTTAGATATTATAAATATATAAATAAAAGTGTAAACAACTTTTACAATGTAAAAATACATTAACAGGAGAAAAGTATGGCATTTCAAGTTTCACCAGGCGTTCAGGTCAAAGAGATTGACTTATCGAATGTTGTTCCAGCAGTATCCTCAACAAGAGGTGGATTCGCTGGCGTATTCCAATGGGGACCTGTTGATGAAGTAAAAACAGTTTCAGATGGACAACAACTAGTTGAAGAATTCTACAAACCAGCAGACACAAACGCCTCTGTTGAAGACTTCTACACTGCCGAGTCTTTCTTGAGATATGGTTCTTCATTATCAGTAGTTAGAATTTCTAACACTGGTTTATTCAACGCAAACCAAACAGGAAACTCAGCAACATTATTAAAAAATTCAGACGACTATGTAAACACCTATAAATCAGGTGGGGCAGCAGGTACAGTTGGTAAGTGGGTGGCAAGACACGCTGGGGCTTTAGGTAATTCTATTAAAGTTCACATGTGTGCTTCTTCAAACGCATATTTCAATGACGCTGCTACCGCAGTCAACAATGGGTCAGGATACGCAATTGGTTCAACATCAGTTGTAGTAGATTCAGGCGCCGCTGTTATAATTGGCGACATCATTAAGTTCGCAAATCACACGACTCATTATCAAGTAGTTGGTATTTCATCAAACACATTGACATTTAAGGCATTAAATCAACCCGCTGGGACTGGTCTTACAAGTGCTGTTGTGGATGATGAATCAGTTGATAGATATTGGGAACATTACGCATTATTCGACAAAGCACCAGGAACATCAGCAGGGGCCACATTAGTTGGCGCATCAAATGATGAGATTCACCTTGTTGTTGAAGATGAAGATGGTCTATTCACAGGCACTAAAGGCGCTGTGTTAGAGTCATTCTCATTCGTATCACTAGGGTCAGATGCAAAGAATTCTACAGGTAATTCAAACTACTACAAAGATGTAATCGAAAGAGAATCAAAGTATGTTTGGTGGTCAGGTCACTCAACTGCAACAGACTTAACAGTCTCAGAAAACAGAACATTGCAGGCTGCAGTCGGTAATGTCTTCACAAGACCCGCTCTTCCTGAAATCTCATCACTAACAGGTGGTGCAGATGGTCGTGCAAACCCAACAGTTGGTCAAAAGACCGATGCATGGGACAAACATTTCTCAGATGCAGAAACAATAGATATGGCTTTCTTAGTCGTTGGGTCAACATCCAGTGACGCTGGGGGTGGTTCAGAGGGTGCTCAAGATACTCTTGCAGACCACAATTCACTAGTAAACAGTGCAATACAAATTGCAGAATCAAGAAAAGACTGTTTAGTAATTGCATCTCCAAGAAGAGCTTCAGTAGTTGGCGTATCAAGTGAGTCAACACAATCAACAAATGTTAAGGCAGATTACGCATCATGCACATCTAGTTCTTACGCAGTATTCGACAGTGGTTGGACTTATCAATACGAGAAGTACAATGACAAGTATTGTTGGGTACCTGCATGTGGACACACTGCTGGAATTATGGCAAGAAGTGATTTACTTCAAGACCCATGGTTCTCACCTGCTGGGTTCTCAAGAGGACAATACTTAGGTATCACTAAACTTGCTTTCAATCCGAAACAGTCAAGTAGAGATGACCTATATCGTGCAAGAATTAATCCAGTAGTTACCTTCCCAGGACAGGGAACAGTACTATTTGGAGATAAGACTGCATTAACATCACCTTCCGCATTTGATAGAATAAATGTAAGAAGACTATTCATCACTTTAGAAAAGGCAATTTCAACTGCTGCTAAGGCTCAATTGTTTGAATTCAACGATTCATTCACAAGGGCTCAGTTTAGGGCTGCTGTAGAACCTTTCTTAAGAGATGTTAAAAACAGAAGAGGATTAGTAGATTTCTCAGTCGTTTGTGACGAAACAAACAATACAGACGCTGTACAAGATAGAAACGAATTTGTATGTTCTATCTTCTTGAAACCTTCTAAATCAATTAACTACATAACTTTAAACTTTGTTGCTGCTAGAAGTGGTGTTCAGTTTGAAGAAATTTACGGCGCAGTATAAGGAGTAATTAGATGGCAAGTATAGACCAATTCAAAGCACAACTTCTAGGTGGTGGCCCAAGAGCTAACCGTTTTAGAGTTTTTATACCTAGAACAGGTAATAAGATTGAATTCTTATGTCAATCAGCACAGATTCCTGCTGCTACATTAGGTGTTGTTGAACAACAGTTCAGAGGACATGTTTTAAAACTCGCAGGAGATAGAACATTCGAACCTTGGACCGTGACAATTATTAATGATGTAGAATTCTCAGCAAGAACTGCACTAGAAGGATGGCAAACAGACATTCAAGATTTAGACAGTGGTGAAGGACAAACAAACCTTGACTACTTAGTAGACAGAGCATTTGTTGAACAATTAAACAAAGATGATTCCGTCCTTGCGAGATACGAATTCTTTAACATGTTTCCAACTAGTATTGGTGCGATTGACTTATCTTATGAGACAGTTGACACATTGGAGACATTTGATGTTGAATTCCAGTATTCGCATTGGGAAAGAGTCCTTTAAAAATAAAGTGAAAATAGCACCATTTAGGGTGTTATAAATATAATTATGGATATTTTTGGGTTTGAAATAAATCGTAAGGGGTTGAAAGACGAATTACGAGATGTAGATGTACAGAAGAAGTCAGCGACTTCTTTTGTAGCACCGGCCGAGGATGATGGAACTCCCATTGTTCAACAGTCGCCAGGTGGTTTCATATCGGGTGGGGCATATGGTTCCTATGTTGATATGGAAGGAGGTATCAAGAATGAGGTCGCACTCATTAGAAGATACAGAGAGACATCTCTTGTGCCAGAATGTGATATTGCTATCGAAGATATAGTAAATGAATGTATAGTTTCAGATACCCAAGATAGAGTAGTCTCATTAGATTTAAGAGATGTAGAATTGTCCGACAGCATCAAACAAAAGATGCACGAAGAATTCAAGGTGATTCTAACCTTGATGAAATTCCATCAAAATTCACATGAACTATTCCGTAAATGGTATGTTGATGGTCGTATCTATTTTCATAAGATTGTAGATTCTAAAAGACCACAACAAGGCATGGTCGACATTAGAAATGTTGACCCATTAAAGATTAAGAAAGTTCGTAATGTCGAAAAAGAAAAAGACGCTAAAACGAAAATAGATATAATCAAAAAAGTTGAAGAATTCTATATGTTTAACGACAAAGGATTCGACAAAGGTGTCGCAAATGAAGGCGCCACAGTTAAAATTGCACCAGAGGCAGTAAGTTATACTACTTCTGGTATGTTAGATTACACAAAGAATGTTGTAATCGGATATTTGCATAAGGCATTGAAGACTGCAAATCAGTTATCAATGATGGAAGATGCACTTGTTATTTACAGAATATCAAGGGCACCAGAAAGAAGAATCTTCTATATTGATGTTGGTAATTTACCTAAAGTAAAGGCAGAACAATACCTTGCAGATACAATGAACAAGTATAGAAATAAACTTGTTTACAATGCAGACACAGGCGAAATCAAAGATGATAGACGCCACATGTCAATGTTAGAAGACTTTTGGTTACCAAGAAGAGAAGGTGGTAGAGGAACAGAGATTACTACACTACCAGGTGGTCAGAACCTTGCAGAGATAGAAGATATAGAATACTTTAAAAAGAAACTATATCGTTCTCTCAATGTACCTACATCTAGACTTGAAGCAGATAATGGTTTCAACATGGGTAGGGCATCAGAAATTAGTAGAGATGAACTTAAGTTTAATAAGTTCACTAAGAGACTACAAACTAAGTTTGCAAGACTCTTTACTGATTTACTTAGAACTCAAATGGTTCTAAAAAATATTGTATCAGGCGCTGAGTTTGATGCAATGAAAGATTTTATACATTATGATTTTGCAACAGACAATCACTTCCAAGAGTTAAAAGAGGGAGAGATTATCAGAGAAAGATTAGATATTCTTTCACAGGCAGAATCATTTATTGGTAAGTATTTTTCAGACGATTATGTCAGAAAACATATACTTCGTTTCTCAGAAGATGATATCGCTAGAATACAAGGCGAAATAGATTCAGAGGGACATAGTGAAGAAGGAGAAGACTTTTAATGTCAGAAATAGCAAAAAACATAGTGGACCAAATAGAGTCCGGTAAATTACAAGATGCTCAAGATTCTATTTTCAAGGGTATCAAACAAAAGGCTGCTGACCAGGTCGACATGAAAAGAGTCGAAATGTCAGTTGATTGGATGAATGGCGAAAACTTGGGACCAGATAACAACGATTCTTAATGAGGCGAAGTTTAAACTTCCGTCAGGACAGAAAGAAGTTAAAAAGTCTACTGAAAAAGTAGGCAGTAAAACACTGGACATAAGATTCGGCGAAGATAAACGAGGCAAGATTCATGTTTATGTTAATACAGTCTCAATGGGAGACCCATACAGAAACATGAAAGAAGCTGAAAAAGAGATGAAGAATATAAAAATGGTAATGAAACAAATGAATGAAGAAGACATCTCATTAGAAGAAATTTTAGGAGTTATAAATGAAACTAATATCTGAATTTGTTGATTACGCAATACAACCAGTAATCGTAGAAGAGAACGAAAAGGGTGAGAAGGATTACTTCATTGAAGGTGTATTCATGCAGGCCGATATTAAAAACAGAAACGGCAGAGTTTATCCTAAAGAAGTAATGAAAAAAGAAGTAGACCGATATGTTAAAGAGTTCGTAGAGAAAGGAAGAGCATTCGGTGAACTTGGTCATCCAGACGGCCCAACAATTAATTTAGACAAAGTATCTCACATGATAACAAAATTAGAAGAAGATGGTTCTAATTTCATGGGAAGAGCAAAGATTTTAAGCACCCCAAACGGTCAAATCGTAAGAAATTTGATTAATGATGGTGCAAAACTTGGAGTATCATCAAGAGGTTTGGGTTCGCTCGAACAAAGAGGTGGTGCCCAATATGTTAAAGGCGATTTTCAACTTGCAACCGCAGCTGATATCGTTGCAGACCCCTCCGCACCAGAGGCCTTCGTTGAAGGAATCATGGAAGGTGTAGAATGGGTCTATGAATCTGGTGTACTGAAAGCACAAGACATCGAAGTAATGCAGACTAAATTAAGGACTGCAAAGATGAATAAACTTGAAGAAACCAAATTAAACATGTGGAAAAAGTTCGTAGAGAACCTATAATATATAAATAAAAGAGTTAAGCTAAAACTCAAACAGGAGAAAAAAATGGCAGATTTAGAAAAAAACCTAGAACAGGCAATCGCAGAGGCTATGCAGCCAACTACGAAAGCCGAAAAGGGTGACTCAAAACCTGTTAAGCAAGGTTCATCCGACGCCGCCAAAATTGAAGGTGGTAAGGCTGAAGTCGTCAAACCAGAAGAAAATCCTGTTGACAAAGCAGTTGCATCAGTTAAGAGCGCAGAGAAAGGAACCAAAGAAGTGAGTGGAGACGCTCAACAGAAAGGTGAATCTCCTGCCGAGAAGCAACCTAAGTTGAAGAATGTTAAAGAAGAAGAAGTTTCCGAATCAGAGAAACCTTCTAAGATGCAAACTATCAAGGCTATGGTCAACGCTATGAAGGATATGAGTAAATCAGATTTATCAGCAATGTATTCAGAAATGAAGAAAGTTGACGATGAAGACGAAGACGAAGACTCAAAGAAGGTTGACGAATCCTTGACTAAAGCAGAGATTGCGAGAAACATCGTAGAATTCTTAAAGAGTTCAGACGAAGAAACAGTCGAAGAAACTTACAATTCAATTATTGAAGCTAAGACTAAAGAAGAGAAAGAAGACGAAGAAGATGATGAAGATGAAGATGATGAGGAAGAAGTAAAAGAATCCTCAGAAATTGATTCAGACCTCGTTGAAATGGAGATAGAGGACGACCTATCAAAAATTTCAGAAGCTCTAGACTTATCAGAAGAAAATTCTGAAAAGGCAAGAACTATCTTTAAGGCTGCTGTCACTTCAAAAGTTGCAGAAATAAAAGAAGAGTTAGAAACAACTTATTCAGAAAATTTAAAAACCTCAGTAGAAACTGTCAAAGGCGACCTAACAGAAGCAGTTGATAAGTATCTATCGTATTGTGCAGAAGAGTGGACGAAAGAAAACGAACTTGCAATTGAGAGAGGTTTGAGGTCAGAAATGACAGAAAACTTCATCGAAGGTATGAAAGCATTGTTCGTAGAACATTATGTTGAAGTTCCTGAAGATAAGTACAATGTTATTGATGAACTCGCAAATCGTCTTGATGAGATGGAAGAGAAACTAGACAACGAAGTATCTAAAAATATGGAAGTTGTTGCAGAGAACGACCAACTCAAAAGAGGCACAGTGATTTCAGAGGCCTGTAAAGACCTATCTGAATCACAAACAGAGAAGATGGTTTCTCTTGCAGAAGGTGTAGATTTCGTTAGTGCTGAAGACTTTAGTGATAAAGTTGAAGAACTAAAGAACGCTTACTTTCCAAAAGAAGAAAACATCGCTGAAGAAACTGTAGTAGAAGAAGGAACTGGTGATTTCTCAGAAGAGAATGAAGTAAGACTTGACCCTACAATGAATCAGTACGCTTCAGCAATTAGTAAACTTAAACCTTTGGGATAAACCCTAAGGTTATTTAAAGGAAATAAAAATGTTTTTATCAGAAAACTTACAAGAAAAGTGGAGCCCTATTCTAGAACACTCCGATTTACCAAAAATCGAAGACAACTACAAAAGAGCAGTCACAGCAGTTATTCTTGAAAACCAAGAAAAAGCTCTAAACGAAGATAGAGCTGTTCTTTCAGAAGCTGCACCTTTAAATGCTACTGGTTCTGCCATATCTAACTGGGATCCAATCCTAATTAGTTTAGTGCGTAGAGCTATGCCAAATCTCGTTGCTTACGACATTTGCGGTGTTCAACCGATGACTGGTCCTACAGGACTTATCTTCGCTATGAAAGCAAGATACCAAGATTACCCAACTGGTAGTACTAGACTAAACCAAACAGAAGCCATGGGCGTGAACGAAGTACAAGATGCTTCACACGACCACGGAAGAGTTGATGGTGAGTCTGGATTATACACTGCTAGAGAAGGTGATCCATTTGCCGGTTCAAATGCATATAAAAATGCAACTCCAACTGGTATGGACACAGATAAAGCTGAAGCATTAGGCGATGCAACTACAAATGAATTCGCTGAAATGTCTTTCACAATTGAGAAATCAACAGTGACAGCTGTATCCAGAGCATTAAAAGCCGAATACACACTCGAACTTGCACAAGACTTAAAAGCTATCCACGGTCTTGACGCTGAGTCTGAGTTAGCAAACATCTTATCTTCAGAAATACTTGCTGAAATTAACAGAGAAGTAGTAAGAAGTGTAAATGTACAAGCAAAAACTGGTGCTTCAGGCACTGCATCTGCTGGTACATTCAACTTAGATGTTGACGCTAACGGAAGATGGTCAGTTGAAAAGTTCAAAGGTTTGTTATTCCAAATCGAAAGAGAATCAAATGTAATCGCTAAAGAAACAAGAAGAGGAAAAGGTAACTTTATCCTTTGTTCTAGTGATGTTGCATCTGCTCTTTCAATGGCAGGCGTATTAGATTACGCTCCAGCACTTTCAACTTCTTTAAATGTTGATGACACAGGCAATACATTTGCTGGTGTTCTTAACGGAAGAGTTAAAGTATACATTGATCCATATGCTGGGTCAGACTACATGACAGTAGGTTATAGAGGAAGTAACCCTTATGACGCTGGTATGTTCTATTGTCCGTATGTTCCATTACAAATGGTTCGTGCAGTTGGCGAGAACACATTCCAACCGAAAATTGGTTTCAAAACACGATACGGTATGGTTGCAAATCCATTCGTTGGTGCTACTCCTTCAGACGCTTTGTCAAGTACTGCTGGTGCAAACCAATACTACAGAAAGATTGCAGTTTCAAATATCCTGTAAACTTAGTAGTTTCGATTTTTATCGAATTAAAAAGGGTCTTTCGAGACCCTTTTTTTTAGCACACTAAATACTATTGTATCATGATGATACAGTCATAAACACACACACACGGAGGAAAATATGGCAAATCAAGGAAAGAGCGGTTATGAAATAAGAGCCGATTTACTAAGTATGGCGCAATCCATACTAATCGAAAACTTACAAAGGAAGATTGATGCGGTTTACTCGCACAACGATAATCATCCAGATGATAAGAAACCTTTACCAACAAAATCAATCGATGCACAGGAGATAATTTCTGTCGCAAGTGAATTGAATGAGTTTGTAAACGAGAAGTAAACTTTTGGGGACTTCGGTCCCCTTTTCGCATAAATAGTATTATGGGTATAAAAACAGATATAAACAAGTCAATACTAAACAGAAATAACTTTAGACTTTTGATAGATAAAGTTCCTACTGTAGAGTATTATGTTAGAACAGTAAACATACCAGGTGTTCAATTTGGCGAAACTGTTCAATCAGCAGGTGTTGGTCTAGATGCTTTCTTTCCAGGAGATAAGGCATCATTTGATACATTAGAAGTATCATTCATTGTTGACGAAGACTTAGAGAACTTCTCAGAGATATACAATTGGATAGACTCTATAGTTCCTTTGAATGACCCAGCATTATATGGCACATATACTGATACTGCTGTGAATAGAACTAACATACTTGCATCTATCGACAATGATAGAAATCAATACTCAGATATTACATTAGTAATAAACACAAACAAAAATGTACCTAACAGGTACATAAGATTCCATGATGCATTTCCTGTATCATTGGGGTCAATTGAATTAGAATCTGGTGCAGATGCCGAACCGGCAATAGTATCTGTATCGTTTAGATTCTCGTATTACGAAATTAAAACCACCTCGTAATTTTACACCATATGGTGTATAATGGTATATTATGAATTTAGAACAATTGAAAGAACAATGGGTGAAGGATTGTGAGATAGATGATATCGAATTAGATACAGCATCTTTACATGTTCCCAAACTACACGCAAAGTATTCCGACTTATTAACAAGTAAAATCTTACTGTTAAAGAAATACAACCAAGACTACAATCAACTACTTAAGTATAAGTGGATGTGGTTCAATGGAAAACTTGACGATGATAAGATACGAGAACTTGGTTGGCAAACAGACCCATTCGATGGTCTTAAAATAATGAAGAACGATTTCAATTACTTTTTTAACGCTGATGAAGATTTAGTTAAACTTAAGGCAAAGATTGATTACTTAGAAGTGACTGTAGACTTTATAAAAAGATGCATGGATAATATCACTTGGAGACATCAAACTATTAAGAATACAATCGAGTGGCGTAAATTTATGGCGGGTCAATAATGAATCTAAGAGATTATGCAATGATATATCCTAGTTATTTCACTGAACAAGAGTGTGATAGAATAGTTCAATTCGCAGATAGATATCAAGAAGTCACTGGCGGTGTAGGTCAAAAATCAGAAGATTTGGATGCTCCGGATGTGAAAGAACAGGGAACAATCGATGATAGTATCAGACAATCAGATATCAGATGGTTATATCATGAAGAGTTTCCTGAAGATATTGCCAAGAAGATTGAAGATGGCATTAACATGGCATCAGTAGATGCAAATTGGATGCATCAATGGGATTATGTAGAACATCATCAATATACAACATATAGACATAGACCAGAAGCACGAGTACAAGGAGACTTCTATACATGGCATACAGATTCAGGAGATTCAGAACAATCTCATGGTGGTCGTTATAGAAAATTAAGTTCAACAATTCAATTGTCTAGTCCAGATGATTATGAAGGTGGAAACTTTCAATGGATAGAACCAAAGGGTATGTTTGACATGTTAAGAAATAACGAAACTCTCCAGAGTGTACCAGTAGACGATTATATTAAAACAGTACCCTTTAGTGGTAAAGAAAGAGGAACTCTAATTGTATTTCCGTCTTTCGTACATCACCAAGTCACACCAGTTACCAGAGGCACTAGAATATCTTTAGTCAGTTGGTTTCATGGCAATCCCTATGTCTAATCTAGTCACTGTTTCTAAAGTAGATGAATGTTTTCTCAAAGTAAATTGTGATAAAGGTCTAGCAAGAGATTTATACGATTTCTTTTCATTTACTGTACCTGGCGCCAAGTTCATGCCGTCATATAAAAACAAGTGGTGGGATGGTAAAGTAAGACTTTTCTCTCTAAAAACTCAGAAGATATACATAGGTCTACTACCCTACATTGACGAGTTTTGTAGAGAAAGGGGATTTGATTTCGAGGGCATAGAAGATGTCATTGGACACAAACATAAACTCAAAGATTGGAATGTAGAAGACTTAAACTTACCCTTTGCTCCTAGAGATTACCAACTCGAAGCATTTAAAGAGACAGTCAAGTATGGTAGACAACTTCTTTTGTCTCCTACGGCATCTGGCAAGTCTCTAATCATATATATGATAGCCAGATACTATAACATGAAAACAATCATTATAGTACCAACTACATCACTCGTAGAACAAATGTCAAAAGACTTTGAAGAGTATGGATATAAAGAAAGAGTGTGTAAAATATATAGTGGTCAAGAAGTATTTGATGCACCGATTACAGTCACAACATGGCAGAGTTTTGCTAAAGCACCCAAAGAGGTTATGCAATCATTCGATGTAGTTATAGGAGATGAGGCACATTTATTCAAGGCACAAACACTCAAAGGTATCTTAGAGAAGATGAAGACCACTGCAATTAGAGTTGGTCTTACAGGAACATTAGACGGTACAGAAGTCCATAGACTACAACTTGAAGGACTATTTGGTCCTGTTAAGAAAGTAGTATCTTCGGCACAACTTATGGAAGAAGGCACAATTGCAAATTTGAATATTGATTGTGTCATACTCCGTCATACTAAACAGAAGAAAATGTCGTATCAAGATGAGATGGACTACTTAGTATCACATGAGAGTAGAAACGAATTTATATGTAATCTAGTATATTCTCTAAAAGGTAATACTTTAGTGCTATTTCAGTATGTAGAGAAACATGGAGTCTTGCTACATAAAAAAATGTTTGATAGATTAGGAGATAAACTACATTATGTATATGGTGGTACAGATGTAGAAGATAGAGAGAATGTAAGAGAAGTCGTAGAAAAGGCAAGTGATAATGTCATACTGGCGTCATACGGAACATTCTCAACAGGAGTAAACATCAAAAAGATAGATAATGTTGTCTTTGCATCTCCCTCTAAATCAAGAATAAGAAACTTACAGTCTATTGGTCGTGGTCTTCGTAAGGCAGAAGGTAAAACTGAGATGAGGTTATTTGATATTGCAGATGATTTACAATGTGAAAATCATACGCTAAACCATCTTAAGGAAAGGATAAATATATACAATGAGGAGAACTTTTCTTACGAACTAAAACAATTTGACCTTAAATGACAAGACCAACAGATTTAACACCAAGTAGATACGAAGTTATAAGACTTAAAGACAGTACAGAACTTGTCGGTATGACAAAGGATTGTGGTGATTACTTAGAAATAACTTTACCCATGATATGCCAATTATCTCTCATACCAGGAATTGCAAAAACAAATGCAGTTTTCTATCCATACTCACCCTTGAGTTCAGATGAGAGAGTACAATTACCTAAGACTGAGGTTGTTCATAGAAATACTATGAACCCACAATTTATTCCCTATTATGATAATGCATCAGCAAGATGGTTCGATATGATTGAAAATCAAACAGTACCACTTGCAACAGCAGAAGAGAATAAAGTAAGAGATAACCTACAGAGAAAGATGCAAGAGATGATGACTTCATATAGAGAAGACATTGCCTTTGAAGAAGAACTAGAAGATTTCGATGAAGATTTCGATATAGAAAAAACAATTCATTAGGTTTTAAAAAACTATAAATAAGTCGTGTATAACGAGTAGTTATATGCAAATATCATTATTATTAATATTATTAAACTGGAGAAACCATGTCAACAGCAATCAGAATTGCGAAGAGCATGGTGGGACGATTCGAAGACCTGAAAGAAGTGCTACCCAGCATCATAGAAGCAATTGAGTTTACGACACTATTGACTCTTCCAATTTTATTACCTTGGATTATTATATACATGTCGAAAGGCACCGTGTAAGAATGTCAAAAAGAAACATAGAAAAACTTAGGGACGCAACAGAGGTGACAACACTTCTGTTCGTCTTTATTGTATCAATCGTATCACTAGTACCACAATGAGTTATCAACACCAACTTCCACTCGCACTAAATAAAAATAGAGATGCAACTCCTGAAGAAGTTCAGAAGTGGCACGAAGATGATTTCTTTATGAAAGGGGATTTTGATGCTATGAAACTTTTCGTAGTCATACCCGCCGTCATACAGATAGTCGTATTTGGAATGATGTTAGTTATGTTTTATGTCAATAGTATCGTATTTTAGAACAACTCTTAAACTTTTACTAGGATTAGGAAAAGAAGAAGACGAGTTTGCTGTAACCTATCTAAATGTATTGATAATTGCAATATTGGTAGGAAGTATCTTTACTGTTATACCAGGATTGCTTCTTATATGGATCCTGACCCTGGCGACATAGTTATCTTAACATACTATTCCTGATTCCCACAAGGGGGTTTTGAAATTAATTTAAAATTAATTAACTTGAAAAACCACTATCCTTACAACAACTAACCTAGTATAATAAGTACATCATGGCAAAAAACGCAAAACAACAAGAACACTATGTTAATAACAAAGAGTTCACAGCCGCAGTCGCCGAGTTCAATGAATCAGTAAAACTCGCCGAGGCAGAAGGTAAAACACCTCCACAAATGTCTAATTACATAGGAGAGTGCATCTATAAGATTGCTACTCGACTATCTACAAGACCAAATTTCATAAACTACACCTACAGAGATGAAATGATATGTGATGGCATAGAAAATTGCATACAGTATATCAAAAACTTCAATGTAGAAAAATCAAACAATGCTTTTGCTTATATAACGCAAATTTGCTACTACGCTTTCTTAAGAAGGATACAGAAAGAAAAGAAACAAGTTTACATTAAGCAACAAGTCATATCAGACATAACACAAGAAACACTGGATTCCATAGACGGCGATACAACTGGAATGGTCAACACCAATGTAGAGTGGATGCAAGACAACATGAATCATGTTGAGTATCAACCACGAAAAACCAAAAGAGAAAAAACAAAGAAAGAAAAAGGTCTGGATAAATTTACTGAATGAAAATAGCGATTCTTAACGACACACATGCTGGTGTTCGTGGCGATATGTTGGAGATGTCCAAATATCAAGGCAGATTCTATGAGGAAGTATTCTTCCCATACTTAGATGAACACGACATCAAACACATATTACACTTGGGCGATTACTTCGACAGAAGAAAGTTTGTAAACTTCGCCTCTCTAAAAGCAAATAGAGACCATTTTATTAAACCAATGTTAGAGAGAGGAATCTCTATGGATTTGATATTGGGTAATCATGATGTCTACTATAAGAATACAAATGAAGTAAATGCACCAGAGTTATTACTATTCGAAAGTGATTCAATTAATATTATACATCACCCCATTGTAAAAGAATTTGACGGAGTTAATCTCGCACTTGTTCCTTGGATTAATAATGAGAACTATGCCGACAGTATAGACTTTCTACTCAGTGCAAATGCAGATACATGTATGGGTCACTTTGAAATTGAGGGTGCATTGATGATGCCAGGCATGACATGTCAACATGGTCTAGACCACACATATCTAAAACGATTTGATAAAGTTTATAGTGGTCACTTTCATCAAAAGTCTGAAGTTAAGAACATTAAGTATCTAGGTTCTCAAATGGAATTCACATGGTCAGATTATGGAGATAACAAATACTTTCATATCTTTGACACTGAAACAAGAGAGATGATGCCAGTTCATAATCCTTTGACTATGTTTGAGAAAGTATTTTACGATGATAGCAAAGAGACATTTGAGACAATCAGTAATAAAGATTATTCAAAGTACACAGGTAAATTCTGTAAAGTTATCGTAGTCAACAAAGACAATCCATATTGGTTCGATTCGATGGTCGACAAATTACATTCTGCTAATCCTTTGCATGTTGTAGTTGTAGATGACCATAAACATATGGACTTAATGGACGATGATGACATTGAGGGTGTAGAAGACACTCTTACAATATTAGAGAAGTATGTAGACGGTCTAGAAATACAAGGTCAGAAAAAACCACTTCTCGAATTGATGACTTCGTTGTATAATGAAGCACTTGAAGAACATAACTATCTATGATTAATTTTACTAAGATACGATACAAGAATTTGTTATCGTCTGGAAACACATTTACAAACTTTGACCTAGACAGGTCGCAAACAACATTGATTGTTGGAGATAATGGTGCAGGTAAATCTACCTTATTAGATGCATTATGTTTTGTTCTATATGGAAAAGGATTTCGTAATCTAAAAAAAGACCTATTAGTAAACTCTATTAATCAGAAAGACTTATTAGTAGAGATAGAATTTACTGTGGGTAGAAAATCATACAAAGTTATAAGAGGCGCTAAACCAAATAAGTTTGAGTTATATGTCAATGGTACAATGCTTAATCAAGATGCAACAGTTAGAGACTACCAAGAACACTTAGAGAAGAACATTCTAAAGATGTCCTTTCGTTCATTTACTCAAGTTGCAGTATTGGGTTCTGCTAACTTTACTCCTTTTATGCAGTTAAAGTCAGTAGAGAGAAGAAGACTAGTAGAAGACTTACTGGATATCAGTATCTTCTCTACTATGCAAGATATACTTAAGAAGAAAGTCACCCAACACAATATAGATGTCAGAGAAACTAAACACGAAACAGAATTACTAGAAGAAAGAATTAGTGGTCTTAATGAACAGATGAGTCTACTACAAAAGAATCGTGACAAGAAGATTGCGAAGTATGAAAATACAATACAAGAAACTCAGAATAACATAGATTCTGTTATGAAAAGTATTGGTGTAAAACAAGACGAAGTAAAAGATAAACAGAGGTCTATATCAGACAGAGACCCACAAGGCGATAGACTCAAAAGGGCATTAGATGTAGAGAAAAGACTTGAAGATTCTCAGAAGAAGGCACTTAAAGAAATTGAGTTCTATCAAAACAACGATGATTGTCCAGTATGTAAACAAGGATTAAATGAAGACCACAAGACGAAATGCATTAAAGAAAAATCAGATAAGGTTGCAGAGCTCAAGGCGGCAGTTCTTTCAATTGGAGAAACCATTGAAGCATCCAGAAATAGAATGGCGGAAATACAAACCGTCATCGGAGAAATAGAAGAGATTCAAAGAAAGATTGGATTGCATCAAACAGAAGTTTTATCTAATCAGAAGTATGTAGAAAAACTTAATGGTGAAATAAAAGATTTACAAAGTGAGATTAATGCTGACTCTGGTGTAAGTGATAGACTTACAAGTGCTGAAGATGATTTAGATAAACTACACACTAAGAAAGAAAGTCTAACAGATAGACAACATTACTTTGACCTTGCAACCACTCTATTGAGAGACCAAGGTGTAAGACAGAGAATCATCAAACAGTATGTACCAGTAATGAACAAGATGATTAACAAGTATCTCGCAAATTTAGAATTCTATGTTGGATTTGAATTGAATGAATCATTCGAAGAAACAATCAAGTCCAGATTTAGAGATGTATTTAAGTATGATAACTTCTCACAAGGAGAGAAGATGAGAATTGACCTTTCGTTGTTGTTCACATGGAGAGCAGTCGCAAGAATCAAAAACTCAGTAAACACCAACATACTTATACTAGACGAGGTGTTTGATTCTTCTTTAGATTCACAAGGTACAGATGATTTCTTAAAATTACTGAACTCACTGAATGAGAAGACAAATGCATTTATTATCTCCCATAAAGGAGACCAACTATATGATAAGTTTGAAGAAGTGGTTCGATTTGAGAAACACAAGAACTTCAGCCGTATCGCAATTTCATAAATAAAACTATGTATCAATTAATAGAAGAAGCATCACAAGTATTAAGAACTCCACCTCCGGAGTTTGACTTTGAAAACCCACCAGAAGACCCAGCAGAAATTACCAAGAACTTGGCAGAAGCAATGGAAAAGTTTGGTGGTTTAGGTCTATCGGCAAATCAAGTTGGTTTACCATATAGATTATTTGTTATGAGAACTATGCACGAGGGTGATGAAGAGTCTAAAGTTCTTCCTTATTTCAACCCTAAGTTGACTAGAGTATCTCAAGAAACAGATTTAATGAAAGAGGGTTGTCTATCCTTTCCAGATTTATTCTTAATGATTAAAAGGTCTAAGACAATCGAATTTACATATCAAGATGAAACAGGTGAAGAGAAGAGTGCTGTACTAGAGGGCATAGGTGCAAGATGTGTACAACACGAAATTGACCATTTGAATGGTATACTATTTTTACAGAGAGCATCTAGATTAAAACTTGAAAGGGCCCAAAAGGCAAGAGTAAAAGAAAGAAAGAAGAGGTTAGAGTATGAAAGAAGAATTGCACTCGCAAGATACTTCCAAGAAATGCAATCCACCAAAGATGATTCAGAATCTAATGACACCGGAACAGTGTCAACAGATGATAGAGTTTCACAAGAGTCATAGACACTTAACAGCAATTGGTGATGGGTCTGATTACACAGGTATCAGACTTATGCATATTAAGAATAATTTAATAAGAAAATATATGGCCGAAGTCATGGTCAATCTTATAGGCGAAATAAGAAAGATATCAGACCAAATTGTATTTCCTGAAATGGTGGGTCTTAATGAATGGCCAATAGGTGGTGTTCAAGAACCACATTTAGACACATACTCAAATCAACAGATGAACGCCGGAACACACGAAGAAAAACCTTCTAGAGAATGGACTTGTATTCTTTATCTCAATGATAATTTTAAAGGTGGTAGAACTTATATACCAGACGGAGAAGTATACGAACCAGAAACAGGTTCGGGTCTTTTATTTCAAGGTATCTATATACCACATGGTGTTCAGAAGGTCAGAAGACACCCAAGACATACAGTCTCAATGTGGTTTACCACAGACATCGATAGAACCATGCCTTTATATCCAGTCGATGACCTAAATCTAAACGAAGACACTATTCGAAATACCTAGGGGTTGACAGCGACCCTAACTTTTTGTTACCATACTCCTGAATCAAAAAAGGAGAAGAAATGGGACACCCAACAGAAACACAAATAATGAACAAACTCATAGAGATTGGAGACAATCTTGAGAGCAAGCTCAATCAATTAGAATCTTTAATAGACAGTATAGATTCTAAAGTCAGTTCACTTGAGAGTGATGTAAGTTCTATATCATCAGAGGTAAGTAATATTGAATCTGCTGTAAATGATTTACAAATACATTCGTAAGGTTGACAATGACCTTCACTTTTTGATAGGATACATCCATGACACAAAAACTTAAAAACCAAAAAGACTCTCTCGCAAGATTAATGGCAACAGAAAATCTTACGATTGTACATAAAAAAATACCGACTGCATACTTTGATGTTAAGAATAGGGTACTTGCTTGTCCTACTTTCAAAGATGATATTTCTCCTGAACTATATGACTTGTTCATGGGACACGAAGTTGGTCATGCACTGAATACTCCTTACGAGGGACTTCACTCTACACTAACTGAGAATAGAACTCTTAAGGGTTATCTTAATGTTGTTGAAGATGTAAGAATCGAGAAGGCAATCAAACAAAAGTATCAAGGGTTGAGAACTTCTTTCTTTAAGGCATACAATGAACTTATGGAAAAAAACTTCTTCGGCATCGAGGGCAGAAACTTACAAGAACTTGCATTGATTGATAAAATCAATCTTATTACTAAGTGTGGTTCTAGAGTCAACATCAAACTGAATGACACCGAACAAGAATTCTTAGACATGGCAGAATCATGTAAGACTTGGGAAGAAGTTGTTGAATGTGCAAATTCAATCTACGAATACTCTAAAGAAAATGAAGAGAGAGATGAAGAAGACGAAAAACTTTCTAAGATGCAAATGCCTGAATCAGAAGATGGTGATGAAGAGGACGAGACTGAATCATCTCCAATGAGTGGTGAAGAGTCAGATGATGAACCAGAGAGTGAAGAAGAAGAAGACAAATCAAATGCCGAGGGTGACATAGAAGAAGAGGGCGATAAAGTTGAAGAGACTCTCGTAGAATCTGGCGCCAAGGGTGGCAAGTTCGATGGCAAATATGATGAATTAGATGGCGCTAGAGAGTCAATCACTGAACACTATGCACATAATAATGAAGATGATTTTGTTGACGAAACTGCAAACATCAAAACTAATATTGATTTGAGAACTAGATTCAAAGATACTGATATAGATGCAATGATTTATACCAACAAACAAATTACCTCTGATTGGCAAAATTGGTTTGCTGGTGTTGACCAAGACAAGTTGATTGAAGAAGACGGCAGATATTACACTGAAGAGAGAAAACAAGAAACTATCAACGAGAGAAGTCATACTTTAGTTCTTGGTAAACATTACAGAAAACATCTTCAAAACAAAAACAAAAAGATTGTTGCCCATATGGCAAAAGAGTTTGAGTTAAGACAAAATGCACATAGAAGCGCAAAGGCATATACAGGCACTAGTGGTGACCTTGATATGAATAGACTTGCTAAGTATCAGATTGTAGATGATATTTTCAAAAGAGTCACTTACATTCCAGATGGCAAGAACCATGGTGTCAATGTTTTACTTGACTGGTCTGGTTCTATTCACAACGAAGCTGCTGACATGTTAGAACAATCAATTATACTTTCAGAGTTCTGTAGAAAAGTAAACATTCCTTACAGAGTGTATCTCTTCTCAGATTCTATTGTGAGACAAGATAGATACGACTACTCAAGTGGTAAATCAAAACTTGTAGAAATTATGTCTAACGAAATATCTAATAGAAAATATTCAGAGATGTTAGATTACTTATCTTGTATCCTTGTTGGGTACATGCACAATGAACTTCTAGACTGCTGGGATGGTTCAACAAAAGGCATAAAACTTATTGAAGAATACAATTCAGTATTCAGTTCTATTCAAGAATATGAATCAGGTAGTTCATATTGGGGTGATTCAAGATTCTCAAGATACTGCTGTCCTGATAATTACAGATTGGGTGGCACACCACTTGACGAATGCCTAGTTGCTATGAGAAAATTCTTACCAGAGTTCAATAGACAATATGGTATTGAGAAATCAATTCTAACAATCATCACCGATGGTTTCAGTTTCAGAAGTGAATTCTTTGACGAATCTTCAGAAGAGTCAGAAGACTTCAAGGCTCAGGCAGGCGATGATTACTACTGGTCTGCTCAGAGAGAGAGAAGTTTCATTGACCCATACATCAACAAGAACTTCCTTTACACAACTAATTCAAGATATGGTAGAAACGACTTCGAGAAAACTCAAAACATCTTAGAGTGGTTATCAGAAACTTGTAATGTGACCGTGACTGGTTACTTTGTCTTCACCAAGAAAAGAGACTTTCAACAAATGGGTGAATACATTATACCAAACTTTTGGGAAGAAGTTGATGGGTTGTGGAGAGATATGAGAAAATCAGGTGTAGTAGTTGACACCAAGGGTTATAACAAATTGTTCTTGACCACTGCATCTAATCTCGCTACTACAGGCGATGATGAACTTGGCGAAGAGTTCATTGGTGCAAACAAAAACAGAGTGACTGCCGCTTTCAAAAGAAATCAGAAAGGCAAGTCAACATCAAGATTTTTAACTAACGAATTTATAAAGGAGATTGCATAATGGAAATGATAGGTACTATTAATATTGATAAATTTCAAGACGCCATACAACAGGTCGGTAAAGGACCTTGTGTAGAGTTCAATTGCCCTAGGCAAAAGGCTTGTGGTGAAGAAGAGGTCGAATGTAAGGCATTTAGGTTTTGGGTTAACAACGACTCATACACCACAATGAGAAAAGGTCAGAAGACCTCGATTGCAATTGACATGGAAAGATTACTAAAAGAAATTGAATAGGGTTGACAATGACCCTCACTTTTTGATAGGATAATAACTGATGAGAAATAAAACTACTTTAACGGAGACAAATTATGAGTAAGTGGACATACGACCCAACAGAGTCGATAAACCTGGGAGATAAAAATTTCCACCTGACACCTGACAGGAAAGAATTCATTCAGGCATTAAAGGAGAAATATCCGAATCAATTGCAATTCTCGAAAGAGCAGTTCAATTCATTGGGACATTTTCCATACTGGTTGAAATCAAACAGATACAATTTCAAAGATGGTTCTGTTTTCAATCTAACACCAATCCTTGCGATTGATTCTAACGGCACAACAGTTGCAGTTTCTAAACCAGAACCTCTAACAGTTCCAAAAGTTGCACCTCAAGTTCAACAAATGCCAGTTGCCGCTGCTACTGCTTCAGTCAACATGATTGATGATAATGTAAAAATCATTCCAGAAAAAATGCCAAACTATGTACCGTTTGGTCATGCTAAAGATGTCAAGAACATAATCAAATCTAAAATGTTCTTCCCTTTCTTTGTGACTGGTCTTTCAGGTAATGGTAAAACATTAATGATTGAACAAACTTGTGCTCAATTGAAGAGAGAACTCTTCAGAGTCAATATCACTATTGAGACAGACGAAGACGACCTAATGGGTGGTCACACTTTGCAGAATGGTAACATCATCTTCAGAGAAGGTCCAGTTATCAAGGCAATGAGAAAAGGCGCTGTATTACTTCTTGACGAAGTAGACTTAGGGTCTAACAAAATGATGTGTCTACAATCAGTTCTTGAGGGCAAAGGTTACCTTATCAAGAAAACTGGTGAGTGGGTCACACCGACACCAGGGTTTACTGTTGTCGCTACTGCCAACACCAAGGGCCAAGGGTCTGAAGATGGCAAGTTCATTGGTACTCAAATCATGAATGAGGCGATGCTTGAAAGATTCGCCATCACAATGCAACAAGAATATCCACCAGTGACTACTGAGAGAAATATTCTTAAACAAGAAATGGCTTTGACTGGCGATGTCGATGAAGACTTCGTTAAGAAACTAGTTGATTGGGCTGACATAATCAGAAAAACTTATTATGAAGGCGCCATCGATGATGTGATTACAACAAGAAGACTTGTTCACATTGTCAGTGCTTACAAGATGTTTGGTGACAAACTCAAGGCGATTACAATGTGCATATCTAGATTCGATGAAGAAACTAGAAATGCTGTTCTAGACCTCTACACCAAAGTTGACGATGGTGTTCATTTAGAAAACTCTATTGACGATTCAGAGTCTTCAGAGTATAATGATTAATATGGGTTTATTTACTAAGTCAACTAACAACAAAAGTGGTATTGACTACAAATACAATGAGGGAGAACTTCTAAAGGAGTTCTCTTCTTATGTAGACTCAACATATGACCAACACTACAGTCTGAACAAATATCAGGCAACTGAATTCATTATGGATGCAGGACACGGTGAAGGTTTCTGTATTGGGAATATTTTAAAGTATGCCCAACGATACGGCAAAAAAGGTGGGAAAAATCGTGCCGACCTTTTAAAGGTAATTCATTATGGATTCCTTGCATTGAACAATCACGATAAATTAATGCTTGAAGAATCAGGCTATAAAGGAGACAAGAAATGAAAATTTCAAGTGAAACAAAGGCGATATTAAAAAACTTCGCTACTATTAATTCAGGTATCAAAGTTGATTCAGGTAATCAACTTAAGACGATATCTAACATGAAGAATATTCTGGCAGTCGCAACGATACCAGAAACATTCGACAAGTCATTTAGTATCTACAATCTAGTAGAATTTCTAGGTGCGACAAGTCTAATGGAGAATCCAGACTTCAACTTCAACGAAGCTTCGTTGGCGATTGCAGATGCTGATACATCTCTAACATATTTCTATGCCTCAGAGGGTATGGTCACTTCACCAGAGAAGATGATTACCATGCCAGATGCAGAGATTAGTATTGACTTAACTTCTACACTTCTAACTGAATTGCAAAAGGCAGCTTCAGTATTGGGTGTAAATGATTTAGTTCTTACATCCGATGGTACTAAAATCGAGATGCAAGTGACTGATAAAAAGAACACAACTTCAAATACATTCAGTAGAACTGTAGGCGAAGGCAATGGTGCAACATTCACAATGAACTTCAAGATTGAGAACTTGAAAGTTTTAGATGGCAACTATACAGTTGCAGTATCTTCTAAAGGCATCTCACACTTTAAGAATAAAGATGTAGATTTAGAGTACTTTATTGCTTTAGAACCAGATAGTTCTTACAGCGCTTAACATATATATTATGTGTGAAACAGCGCCAGTCTCCGCTACTTTCATGGGAGTATTAGAATCTCATCATCAATGGTCTAATACACGAACACTCGGAGGGGTTTGTTCTCTTTAATTATGAATACAAATGAATTTTTATATGTAGAAAAGTATCGTCCTACTATCATTGACGATACTATACTACCAAAAGGCGTTAAGAAAACATTCAAAGAATTTGTTTCTAATAACGAAATACCAAATCTGATGCTCTGTGGTTCACAGGGAACAGGCAAAACAACCGTCGCTAAGGCACTCTGTAATGAGTTAGGCGCTGATTTCATTGTTATCAATGGCAGTGACGAAGGCCGCCTTATCGACACTTTGCGAACTAAAATCAAAAACTTTGCATCTACTGTATCTCTTGCCGGTGGTCCTAAAGTTGTCATTCTTGATGAGGCAGATTATATATCTGCTGATTCAGTTCAACCGGCATTGAGAAACTTCATAGAAGAGTTCTCAAGTAATTGTAGATTTATCTTTACATGTAATTACAAGAATAGAATCATTGCACCTCTACATAGTAGATGTACTGTAATTGATTTCTCTATACCTAAGAGTGAAAAACAAAAACTCGCAATGGGTGGTCTTGATAGATTGAAATCTATATGTGACAATGAGGGTATCAAGTATGACGAAAAGGTATTAGTAGAACTTATACTAAAGTTCTTTCCAGATTTCAGACGATGCATCAATGAAGTACAACGATATGGTGCAAGTGGTGTAATCGATAGTGGTCTACTAGCGACATTATCAGAAGAAAAACTTACACCTTTGATTGATATGATTGCAGGTAAAAACTGGACTGCCATGAGAAAATGGGTTGCTCAGAATTCTGATAATGATTTCAATGGTTTATATCGTAAAGTTTTTGATGCACTTGAACAAAGATTAGAACCAAGTTCTATACCTGCAGCTGTTTTGTTCATTGCTGATTATCAATACAAGGCTGCATTTGCAATGGATTCAGAAATTAACTTCACTGCATGTCTCACCGAGATTATGTCAGAGTGTAAGTTCAAGTGATTGAAATACTTATATGGAGTCTAATAGTAATTACATGGGCATCATATGGGATGCATGTTTTAAAAGAATACATACGATTTAATGGAGAATGAAATGAGTAAGATTCAACCAATGATGAAAAGACCAAGTTTATTCAGAAGAACTTTATTCGCTCTTGTGAATGGATGGCGAAGAGTTATGGATGTAAGATACAATCCTTTAAAATATATACCCGACCCAAGTTTACAAACTTACTTTATGTTAGTATTGTTTACTGTATGGTCAGTGTTTTTCGGTTTCTTAGCGGCAAACTATCTAGGGTTCTTTAACTACAATACAGTAGCAAGTATTATTATACATTGTGCTATACTATTACCTTTGGCATTTACCAATGCAATCTTTATTGATGCAGAGAGAGATGGACACAAATGGTTAAAAGAATGGCAAGAAGAGAGAAGTAGATACAAGTTAGTTGTAAATAGACTTAAGAGTAAAAATCTAACAATCTGGAATCCAAACGAAGAAGCATAATGGGAAAGATTAGACAATGGATAGCAAAATGGTTTGATTACCATATAGAAAGGAGTCTACAAAGAAAAGCAAATAAATTATTTCATGAGGGAAGAAATGATGACACAATATAATGAAACAGTAGAACGACAAAGACTATTACTAGAAGCTGAAGAATGGGCTAGTGGTGTTAAATCCATCCATGCACATTCCTTTACTTCAATGTGGTACGACACTAGGGGCAATGACGGCAGTGTAATGGACATTGAATACAACAACGGTGTCGTACAAAGAACAATAAAGTCAAGCGGTGAGATTATTTACTTTGGTGAAGCTCTCACTGGTCAAGCACTACTAGATTCCTACATAAGAAATACTTAAGTGGCAAAACGAAATCCATTCGACTTCGTTAAGTCGGTCTCTTACGACAAAAAAGATATCATGGTTGATGATATCGAAGAGAAAGCATATCAACCTTTCCTAATCAATAAGGCATTATCTTACCACCAAGATGCAGTCTTTCTAGTAAACGAGATGAACACCAGACATTCGACTGAGGGTCGTCTTCAATACTTGTTTTTCATAAATACTCTTAGAAAAAGGCAGAGATTTTCGAAATGGCATAAACCTTACGAAAGTAAGAAATTAGATACAGTGAAGAACGCCTTTGGTGTATCCTCACAAAGAGCCAAAGAATATCTAGAGCTATTAAATGATAAACAGTATCGTGACTTGAAAGACAGTATGAAAATTGGTGGAAAGAATAATGGATGAAAATTTAGAATCAGTAAAAGATTTAGTAGAAATAACATTTCCTGAAAAGGACGACTTCTTAAAGATAAGAGAAACCTTATCTAGAATTGGCGTAGCGTCAAGAAAAGAAAAGGAACTATTTCAGTCATGTCACATACTACACAAAAGGGGCAAGTATTACATTGTCCACTTCAAAGAGTTATTCAAACTCGATGGTAAACAATCAAACTTTGACGAATCAGATGTTGCAAGGCGCAACACCATAATCGATTTATTGAGACAATGGAGTCTTGTCAAGGTACTTGACCCAAAGAGAATTGAAGAACCTAGAGCACCACTTTCTCAGATTAAGGTTATACCTTACAAAGAGAAACAACAGTGGAAACTCACACAAAAGTACTCAATAGGCACTAACATATCATAAATACCTTTGTTATAAATCAATTAATAACAGGAGTATTATATGTTGGAATTTCTTCAATGGATAATTGCTTGGGTACAAGTGTTACCTTGGTTAGTAATGGGTGCATCTTTAGTTGCAGCTCTTACACCTACACCAGTTGATGATGGCATAGTCAAGAAAGCTTACAAAGTACTTGATTGGGTCGCATTAAATGTTGGAAAAGCAAAGGACTAAAAAGTTCTATAAAACCCCCTAGACAAATACACGAAACTTCGATATACTGGAGTCTCATAATTTGATAGGAGTATATTATGGAATACGCAATTGCAATTGTAGTGTTATTTGTTGTAGTTTACGCTTACCTCAATAGAGATAGTGAAACATCAACAACATCAACGCCGACTCCTGCACCGGTTTCAAAACCAAAAGCAGTAAAGAAGGCGCCTGTTGTCGATAAAAACAACAACGGAATTACATCTAAGGCTGAACTTAAGACATTAACTAAAGTTCAACTATTAGAACTTGCTGATAAAAAATCACTGAAAGTTAAAAGAAGTGGTTCTAAGGCAGCTGTAATTAACGAGATACACTCGCAATTAAAGTAAGTCCTTACCAGGACACGAAAGGGACTCATTGAGTCCCTTTTTTTTAGCCCACATGAAAGTCTATTTGTATAAATAACAGTATGGAAGAGATTTTTAATCTAATAGGTGAAGTGGGTGCTCCGATTGCTGGTTCAGTAGTAATGGGGTTCTTTATATTCATAGTTATTAAACAGATACTTGAGGGTGTAGTTGATTCTATTTCCACACTTACAATGTTCTGTAAATCTTTAGAAAATCGAGCAAGAACAATGTCTAACGAGATGATTAAGATAGATTTACTTGTATCAAGTGCTTTGGAGTTGAGACCAGACATAGAGAGAATTGCAAGAGCTGAAAACTTCATAGAAGATGATAAGCTCGATGTCAGGAGAGACTGATGGACATTGCACAATTAATTTCCGATTTCGGATTTCCCATTGTGATGGCAGTAGGACTCGGTTATTTCATATATTACATTTGGTGGTTTGTAGGTGAAAAACTAGAACCCGAAATTGAAAAAATGCACTTTCAATTAATTAAAGTAATAGACCAAACAAGAATGTTAGACCAAGATTTAATACGACTACAACAAAAAGTAGATGTAGTTTTAGAAATGAAAGAGAATGCCAAAAAGGAAGAGGTGAAAAAGAAATGAAATTATTACAAATCATATTCTTAGTTTCAGTATTCTGTATTAGCGAAAGCGTACAGGCTGATATAAAACATAAATTTAAAAACCCTAGTTTCAGTGGAATAGGTACAGCATCACATTACCTAACCGTTGAGAACCAAGAGTTTACAAGAAAAAAAGAAATAGAAGATGCACTTGAATCTGCTAGAAAGGCAGCTGAAAGGGCAGAAGACAATACAACCATGGCCAAATTTATTCGTAATTTAGAATCACGAATTTATGCTCAAATGGCAAAACAGTTGGTTGAGTCTATGTTTTCGAATGACGGTTCAGTTAGATTTGGTTCATTCAGTTTAGAGGGTAATGTTGTCACATATGAAGTGATAACTAACGAAGATGGTTCAGAATTTATACGAATGACAATTGTTGATTCCGATGGAACAGAAACAATTTTAGAAATACCAATCGGAACAGGAAACTTTGGACAAGACTCAGATGGAACTGGTTAAATATTTACTCACCGGCGTAATTTTACTATCTGGATGTGCATCTGTTCCAAAGTGGTCAGACAACCCAGCAGATTGTGCTTATGAGACAGGAAGATTTGATGAAGGTTTCGGTAGAGATGTTGTCACAGGTGTTGCAAAGGCTTGGTCTAGAAATTACATATGTGTAGAAAATGCTACTGTAGTTAATCTTCCTTCACATTTAGAACTACTTAATTTGCCTAGGGCAAAAGATAGACCTACTGTTGCAGTCTATAACTTTATAGACAAAACAGGACAGAGAAAATCAGAAGATAATCTTGCATCATTCTCTACTGCTGTGACACAAGGTGCAACCGAAATGGTTATTGATGCACTTAAAACAGCAGGTAAAGGAACATGGTTCAGAGTTGTTGAAAGAAATGGCATAGACAACTTGGTAAGAGAGAGACAAATTATTCGTTCTGCTAGACAAGACTTTGCTAAACAAAACGGTGAAGAAAAGTTTCAGAATTTACAACCCTTACTGTTCGCAGGTATGATAATAGAAGGTGGTATAATAGGTTATGATTCCAATTTATTAACTGGTGGTCGAGGCGCAAGGACACTAGGAATTGGAGTTAGTAGACAGTATCGTCAAGATGCTGTCACGGTTAGTATGAGAGCTGTTTCAGTTCTAACAGGTGAAGTATTATTGAATGTCCAAACAAGAAAGACTATCCTTTCTTATGGTTCAGGCGGCGATGTATTCCGATTCATTGAAGAAGGAACACAATTGCTAGAGTTCGAGGACGGAGTGGGTAATAATGAGTCAGTGACATATGCGGTACGAACAGCTATCGAGGCTGCCGTACTGGAATTAATCTACCAAGGACATGATAGGGGTTTTTGGAAAATCGAGGAAGGTCATAGACACCCACACAATAGTGATGGTGTAAATGATTTACACTCATTAAAAGGAGAAGAAAATGAATAAAATTTTAAGTATTTTATTACTAATGTCGACACCATTCGTTTTCGCACAAGCAACTGATGATAATGAGATTATGATAACACAAGTTGGTGATACTTTAAAACTATATGTTGACCAAGTTGGTTTTGGTAACAAAGTAGGACTGAACAACTTTTCAAGTGGTTCTGGTTCAAACATGACCATTACTGGTGTGACTTTGGATTTCAACATAGATATGATAGGTAACAAAAACTTGTTATTCGGACCTCTCGTTGCCGATACATCTAATTATACTATATTGATGACTGGTGATTCTAATGCTATTGACTGGAACATAGGTTCTACAGGTAGTTCAGATGATTCAGATATGAATTTCAACATGACAGGTGATTCGAATACATTCGACATAGACCAAGGTGCTGTTGCAAGTGCAGAAAGACTAAATGCAGATTTAGTTCTTATAGGTAGTAGTAATGTTTTTGATATTGATTGGGAAGCAGATGATGTCACATGGAATTTCGATGTGACTGGTTCTAGTTCTAATATCAACACATTGCAGAAAGATGGTTCACAAACACTTAATTTTGATTTTACAGGAGACAGCGCTGATGTTGATATCACTCAGATATCAGGCACATGTGCAGCTTCTGGTGGAGGGTGTGCAACACCTAATGCAAATGTCAATCTTAATGTAAATAGTGACAATGCGATTATTCAGATTACACAAAAAGATTCAAACAGCGATAGTTAGTTTCTTTTTACTATTCGCTGGTGGGTTCAGTTCTGCTGAACCCATTGGCGGTGTAATTGAATCTACAGGTGTCACATCTGTAAAAAGAGAACAGGACAGAATTCTAACAGATGTCGGTACAGACATCAACATGTATGATGAAGCAGAGACTGCCAATGGTCGTATGCTCATACAATTTTTAGATAATGAAAAATTGAGTTTAACAGAAAACTCACTCGTTTACATAGACGAGGCATATTACGACCCCGACCCAAGTTTATCCAAAATGTCAATACGAATGGCAAGAGGCACAGCACGATTCGCCTCGGGTGGTGGTTCAAGAATTAAAAAACAAAATGTAGATGTATCTACTCCTACAGCCAATATCACAATGAGAGGGACAGATTTTACAACCACCATTGATGAGTTGGGAAGGACTATGGTAATCTTACTTCCGGATGAAGAGACAGGTGAATCATCTGGAGAAATACTAGTTTATAATGACGGTGGTGAAACCGTTTTAAATCAACCATATCAGGCAACTACTGTTGCATCGTATGATTCACCACCAACTACAGCAGTCACGGTTCAAGGTATTACGCCGAATCTGATTGACAACATGTTCATCGTAAATCCGCCTTCGGAAATACGACAATCGATGGAAGAATCCTATCAAGATGAAAATTATGATGACCAGGGTTTATTAGATGTAGACTTCTTAGAGTTCAATGAACTTGAGGGAGATGCTTTGGCCGATACGACTGAAGATTTATCATTTTCAGAGTTAGACATAGATTATTTGGATGTGGATTTTTTACAAGACTTATTAGATGTTATAGAAGAATTAGAGAGAACCACGGTATCGTTAGGTTCCAGAAGTGGTTCAAGTACTGAATTAGCTGGGTTTGCACTTAAAGGTGCATCACCAGGTTTCAACAAAGATTCTCAGTTTAATGTTTTTGAACAAGACGGAGACCTAGTTTTCTTTCGTAATGTCCAAGGAGTCATAAATATAATTATAACAAGTGGTGGTTCAGGTATTATAGATGCCGAAGTTCCAGGATACTCAGGTGTCATGACATTTGGAGATGGAGATGGAATTACAATTGTTATACGACAAGATTAAGGAGAAATTTATGAGCATAAATATTGACTTTGCTAAATTAAGACAGTGGCATGAAAACCTAACATGGGAAGTTGCCGACTATTTTGGTTTAGATGAATATGAAATGTTATGGGTGTCATACACCGAGGGATTAATTTTAGGATTATTATTATGGTGGATTTTTTAAAAAAAACATTTATTGTAGGGGCATTTATTTTGATAAGTGGCCTTACTTTTGCTGACGACAATCATGTTCATGTCGAACAAGTATCTAGTGGAGATAACTTAAATTTAAACATAACACAAATAGGTTATGATAACGAAATAAACTTCACTGTAGGACATTCTGGTAATGTATTCAACTTAATTCAAAACGGTAGTGGAAATTACATTGGTTGGGTATCTTATTGGGGTTCAGGTAAAGCATGGGGTGGTGATATTGATGGAACAGATAATACTGAAAACATAGAACAATGGAATGGTGCAACATATGGCCGTCACATATGGGGAAATAATAATGAAGTAGATGTCTATCAGAATGGTTCACATACTCATTGGTTAGATATACATATAGATGATGCTGACCATGATGCACATCAATCTGGAACAGGAAGTCATTACGCACATACATATTACTATGGCACTCAAGACGGTTCTGTTGCTAGCATTATGCAGAAAGATACAGGAAGTCATAACGCACAAATAACACTTACAGGCAGTCAACCAACAACACTTAATTTATTACAACAAGGCGCAACCAATAAGTCTTACAATCTAACTCAAAATTGTATGACTGTTGGAGGGTGTACAGTATCGGTGACTCAAAGTGACTGAATGTCCAGAAGAGTTTTATGAATGTCTCACTGAAGAAGAGTATGACGACATATTAGAACTCTTTGAAGAGAACGATATGGTTATGCCTGAATCTTTAGGTGATGTCGAAGCTGCATCTGATTTTGTTTGGCAAGTTCTCTTCCTCACACCAATAGAACTCATTTACATAGGTTTCACTATGACTGTTCTCGCTACTTACGGACTGTCTATATACTATATCTATAAACGAATACAGAAGAAATTTTCATGAACACAATCGACATGATACCGTATTCTTTTAAAAAAGACTTCATCTTAGTCTGTTCTTTAGGACTAAATATAGGTTTTATTATCGGTTTAATATTATGAACGAAGCGAATCCATTTTCAAAAGAATCACGAGAAAGGACCATCGCAATGGTTAACGAATATCGTAAAAAGAAAAAACAACAATGGTGGTCAAGTTTCTGGTCAACAGTTCTTGCAATTGCACTTATTGGTGTTTGTCTATACATATTCTTTTTTGCGTGGCCTACAATTGAACAGTGATACTCAACAGATATCGGAAGTATCGACTCATCGAGTGGAAGAAAGGTAATCTCGTAGATATCTATGTATAGTTGGAAAACAGTTTTAATAACCATAGTCGCCCTTGTGGGTATAAAGATATGGTCGCCCTATCTAATAGATAATGTTAGATGGTCTTACTTCGATGTTCTACATCAACAAAAAGAAAAAGTGATAGTAGACAACATACTACTGGTCAACATAGATGAAAAGGCAATAGAGAAGTATGGTCAGTATCCTTTCCCTAGAGATGTGTATGCAGATACATTATGGGAAACACATCACTCAAACACTCATGTATTCAACATACTCTTTGCAGAGAAAGATAGATTCGGTGGTGATGAACTCTTTGCAGAGGCATTAGAAAACAGACTAACGATATTATCTTCAGCACCCACAATACAAAAAGAATCTGGTAATGCACCATTCGTAAACACCTCAGTATTTGGTGATGGCGATATACAAGACCATGTGTGGAACTTTCCAGGTCTAGTAAGTCCCCGAACCGAATTACAAAACTCAGCATGGGGTATGGGCGTGACAGTTGCCACACCACCTGTGGCGAATACACCAAATTTTGACGGAACAAACAGAGCGGTTCCGCTGGTCATCCAGGCAAATGGTCAATTATACCCAAGTTTAGGATTCGAAGTTCTCAGAGCATACTATGACCAACCCAATTATCAAACTAGGGTAACTGCTGATGCAGGTATTGAATGGGTTAAAATGGGAAGAGACAAACCAATAGAGACCACATCAAGCGCAGACTTGATGATTTCGTATTGGAACGAATTCGAATCTATCTCATTTGCAGACTTGCAAGATTCTGATATAGAAGGAAAGATTCTAGTCTATGGACTAACCGCTGAGGGGTTATCTATTCCAGTTTCAACCCCAATGGGTGTAATGTATCCTCACGAAGTTCAAGCACACCTAATCCAAACCGTTTCGTCAGGAGTTCAAATACATGTATCCGAGACTCTTGAAATGCTCGAGACTTTTCTTCTTCTGTTAGTCCTTCTAGGAATACTGGTATCGGTCTACAAACTTCCCACAGCCTTCTCGGCGATAGTTTCTGTAGGTTTCGTTTTACTTCAGGTGGGGTTAAGTCACTATTTGTGGTTTTACAATCTCGTTCTTTTCGATATCTTCTGGTCATCGTTAAGCTCCGTTGTTGTTTTTGGGCACGCTTCTTTCAACCAATACTATACTACTTACCAACTCAAAGAACAAATTAAGAAGCAGTTCCAAAAGTATTTATCTCCTGACATGATTGAAGAACTACAAAAAGACCCAAGTAAACTTAGACTTGGCGGAGATAGAAGAGAGATGACTTTCATGTTCATGGACATAATAGGATTCACTCCCATAAGCGAACACTATATGCAGAAAGATGATCCAGAGGGTTTAGTAGAACTCATCAATAAATTCTTAGATATGCAAACCAAGATAATACTAAATAATAGTGGAACCATAGATAAGTATATGGGGGATTGCATAATGAGTTTTTGGAATGCACCACTTGATTGTGAAAACCACGCAGACCTTGCCGTAAAATCAGCACTAGAAGTTTTAGATGCTACAAAGGAATTGAATGAAGAACTTGCTCCTCTCAACCTACCTCCTATTAATGTCGGGATTGGCATTAGCACAGGAGAATGTATTGTCGGAAACATGGGTTCAGAACTTAGATTTGACTATTCCGTCATCGGAGATGCAGTCAACTTGGGTGCTAGACTCGAAGGACAAACAAGAAATTATAATGGGGTGGACTTGTTGTTATCGGAAAGAACTTATCAATTATGTCCAGACAGAGCATTCACTAGAGTTGATAGGATTAAAGTCAAAGGAAAAGAAGAACAGGTTACAATTTACACTTGTTGAACCAATTTCAAATGTTCAATGGGCAACCTTTGTCACATTACAACTAGCAGACATCTATACAACTTATCGTGGTCTTAAATATGATTGTGTTTATGAAATAAATCCTATCGCAGGTGAAAAACCATCAGTACCAGAAATGTTTCTCATTAAAACACTTGTTCTCTTGCCTGCAATCGAATCCGATATAAAACAACAGACTCTATCTACACAATCTTTGAATAATATGAATTTTCTAATGGCAGTAGTTGTAGGTAATAACTATGATGTTTGGCATGGTGCAGAAAGGAACTGTTCAAAAAGATAACACTAAATAATAGAGAATAATAAAAACGGAGATTATGATGCCAGTGAAATTCGGTAAAACCTCTATACAAATAGATAGAGCAACAAAAAAGAAAACCATAGTTCATGACTATATGAAATGCAAATCTAATGCAGAGTTGATAGATGCATATAACAAACCAGTTATACCTAAACTCAGACAAAAGGTTAAAAATGAAATGGTCAGAAGAAACATAAAGGGTCTTGCAAATATAACCTTTAGCTAGTATAATTACTAAATACTATTGTGACACACAGTTGTCACATAACAGAAACAATTACGACACAAAGAGTAAGTAGCGAAAGCGAAGTCCAGTTGTCAGATAGTTTCTAACATAACAGGAGATAACAATGCGATATTATGCATCATTGTCTGCCGAGTATCTAAAGACGCAAGCAGACAAACTACACAACCTTATGAAATGCGGAAGATTACAGAATGTAATCAGAGACATTTATTAGGTTTTTTTTAAAAAACCCCTTGAAAAATCTGTAAGAAGACATATATAATAGTAGTACGAGAACTTCAAAAGAGCTCGGATTTGGAACTAGGATTGGGCAACGCCGACATCTAGTGACCCCAAGTCTTGAAAAGAGCTCGGTTCTCTGCTACCCTAATGCTCAATAGAGGTTAGGTAACATAACTTGCTTAATAAAGGAGAAAACTATGACAAGTATAAGTAATCTTGGTCAACTCAGACCATTTTCAATTGGATTTGAAAGACTCTTCGATGATATGGAGAGACTAACAAATACCACACAATCCAACTATCCACCTTACAATGTGATTAAGTCTTCAGAGGACGAATTTCTCATTGAACTTGCAGTTGCAGGTTTTGATAAGAGTGAACTCTCTATCGAGTTTAAAGATTCTGTTCTCAAAGTAGAAGGGAAGAAAAAAACTAGAGAAATGGAATTTACACATAAAGGAATCTCAGAGGCGAACTTCACTAGAAGTTGGACCCTTGGCGACTACTTCAAAGTAAAGACTGGAGAAGTTGTCAACGGCATTCTTATAATTTCAGTACAAAGAGAAGTTCCAGAAGAAGAGAAACCGTTAGAAATTAAAATCAAATAATTTTAAAAAACCCCTTGAAAAGTATGCAGTGTTTTAGTATACTGTATACATGCGGAGTTAGTTTAAAGTAAAACACTTTACTTCCAGTTAAGAGACTCTAGTGCAATCCTAGAACTCCGCTCCAACTTTATTATGGAGAACGATATGTCTTACCCTTATAACAACGGCATGCTTTGTGTCGGAGATGAATTTCCTTCCTTTGAATTACAAGGAGTTAATTCTAACAATGAGATTGTACCGGTCTCAGTAGAAGAGAGTTATACACCACATAAACATGATTGGTCAGTAATTTACTTCTACCCTAAAGACTTTACATTTATTTGTCCTACAGAAATTTCTGCAATGGATATTTTGACAAGTGAGGCAAATGTGATAGGTATATCTGGCGATAATGAGTTTTGTAAACTTGCATGGAAACAAAGTAATGAGTTGATTGGAAACATTCAACATACATTAGCTGCAGACTGTGGTTTGTATCTTTCAGAATCTTTGGGTATTATCAACCAAGAAGAAGGAGTCTGTTATAGGGCAACTTTTATTGTTGATAAACAAAGAGTCGTGCAACATGTATCAGTGAACGCACTAGATACAGGTAGAAATGCAGACGAAGTTTTAAGAACCTTACAGGCACTTAAGGCAGGTGGTCTAACTGGATGCTCATGGCAACCAGAAGATGATTTTGTAGCATAACACAAAAACTCACTAGACAGGAACCCAAGTTCATCGTATAATGGACTTGGGTTTTTTATTATGTTAATACTTTCAAAACAAGATGCTGAATATGTAGGTCAAATTTTTATTGACTACTATTCCAATTTCGATAGAATAGATGATTATCTTCGCAAAGTCAAATTAGAAAAGATGGCAGAAAGACCTGCATCTTTATTTGGCATGGGACCAGAAGATGATATGTTTCAAGACTTTACTATGCACCCAAATGATATGGAGTTTGTTTGCAGAGAGATGCCAATCTATGATGATTACATTGATATAGTTGCATCTCAAATGATACAAAAGTCTATACCAGGCAAAACTTTAAAGTGGGTAGTTTATGAAAAGAATACGAATAAGATTGTGGGATTTATTAGATTTGGCAGCCCTACTATTAATAGTAAACCTCGTAATGAGTTCTTAGGTAAACCTCTAAATACGACAGACAAAGATACGATGAAGAGATTCAATGATTCTACAATCATGGGTTTCAATATCATACCAACTCAACCATTTGGTTTCAATTATCTAGGTGGTAAACTTCTTGCCGCTATTTGCACTTCGCATTACGCCAGAAGAGCATTGAACAAAAAGTATAACACAAAGTATTGTATGTTTGAGACTACATCATTATATGGTTCAAGTAAATCATCATCAATGTATGATGGTATGAAACCTTATCTAAGATTTATTGGTCTAACTGATTCAGACTTTGTACCAAGTATCAATGATGAAAAATATCATCATCTCAAAGAATGGTTTGAGAATAAAAACAATGGCGTACCTTTAGTAGATGCAGAGGCATCAAGTAGAAAGTTGAAGACACAAGGTAAGATGATATCTATTATAAGAAACTCACTTGAGAAAAATGATAGTGAAATGTTAAGAACATTCAAACAATGTTTTGTAGATGCAAAGAATCTTACAGAAAGAAAGAGACAATATTTGGGCACATATGGTTATAAGAATGTTAAAGAGTACATGAACTCAGAAACAGATACCTTAGAGAAGAATGTAAACTTTGATAGATTCGAATTAGAGAATGTAATCACATGGTGGAAAAAGATGGCAACAAAACGATACGAAAATCTACAGAGAGATGGTAGATTAAGAACTGAACTAGAAGTTTGGTCTAAGAATCAAAACATAGATATTATAAGATGAAGACAAAAGGATTTACATGCGGATGTTTTGACTTGCTACATGCAGGTCATATCGTCATGTTAAAAGAGGCAAAAGAAAATTGCGAATATTTAATCGTGGGTTTACAAACAGACCCTAGTATTGATAGACAAGAAAAGAACAAACCTGTTCAATCAGTCTATGAGAGATTCGTTCAATTGCAGGCAGTAAAGTATGTTGATGAAATCATACCATATGATACTGAACAAAGTCTGATTGACTTATTGGAGTCAACAGAGATACATTTGAGATTCGTGGGAGAAGATTATACTGAAAGAGATTTCACAGGTAAAGGTCTACACGAAATTTATTATACAAACAGACAACACTCTTTTAGTAGTAGTGGTCTAAGACAAAGGGTGACACAATCATGAATATAACAATAGCAAGACTTCGTTCATTTGTAAAATACAATGGACCTTTAGAAACAGTATTAGATAGTTTCTTTGAAAACTATGTAAAGTGGATGAAAGCAAATCCACAACATAATTACGATACTTACAATGTATCATTTGATAATGTCAGACCTAAAAGAACGCCTGAGACTATAGAATGGGCAGACTGTATTGTAATACCAAGTGATTCAGAATTCAGATATCATGGTGAGTTGCAGATGAACCCTAAAGACCTTGCAAAGTCAAATGAACATATGGATGCAATTAGACCTTTCTTTGAGGGCAAACATGTTATTATGTTCTGTAGTGATAGGGCAGATACAGAAGAGTTATATATCAATGAAGTATTCAAAGGTATCAATTTAAAATCATTCACTAAAATCGATGAGATAGATTTCAGTGGAAACATTCACGGCATGAAGTATCACTTTATAAATACTTTAAAAAACCCATTGGCCGAAATGGTTGGGTCATCTAAGACTCACGACTTTGGATATTGGGGTCGTATGAAACACGGCCACGATAGAGAGAAGACCATTCGCCAAATTTATCGTAGTGACCTTTCATGCCAACTTATTGGTGGTATGCCATCTGGTGTAGAGAGAAAGTCTAAATGGATAAAAGACTGGAAGAAACTCTATCCTTTGTTAGAAGGTTGTAGAGAAACATTATGTTTCAATTGGTTAGATGAAACTGCAACCACCTCTAGATATGTCGAGGCACTTGCAATAGGTATCGTACCCTTTGTATGGAGAAACTATGACTGCAACAATACATATAGAATTGACAAGTGGCAGAGAGTTTATACATTTGAAGAGTTCTTAGAAAAATCATTAGAGTTAAGAGATGATACCTTTAGAGAAGAAAAACTAGAACTGGCAAGACAAAACTATTCAGAAGTTCACCTATCAGAAGAGGGGTACTATGAAGAGTTTGCGAGGAGAATGAACGATGCTTTTTAAAGAAGTGTATCAAGTCGTAGAAAGTCCACTTGAAAAAGATGCAGGTATTGAACTTGTAAGTGGTGAGTGGAAAGGTTTAGTATATCAATATGGTGATGTGCAGTTTGTCGATGGCGAACCTCAAATGAACTTCAAAAGAAGTATAAGAAGAATGCCAGAAGGTATCGAAGGCACAGAAGAGGCAATTCAAGAATTACTAAATAATAGTGAATTAAACAATCTCATGGGTGATATTCTAGTTGAATTAATTCAAGAGCAAATCAAAAGAGAAGAGGAATCAAAAAATGGCAAGAAGTAATCTCAAATTTACAAAAGTAGAAGACGGCGTAACCGTTGGACACTACTTTAATTGTGACGAAAGCGACTATGAAACTTTCAAAGATGCTAAGATTGCAGAGGGTTTTACATTCGATTCGAATAAAGATCCAGAACCAATCTCAGAGTAATTAGGAATTAATAATGAATAAAGATGTTTTAAAAGAACAAATTAAGAGACATGAGGGCGAAGTCCTTGAAGTCTATGAAGATTCTCTAGGGTACTTAACCTTAGGGGTTGGTCATCTTATTAGAGAAGATGATGCAGAATTTGGAGAACCAGCAGGTACTCCAGTCAGTCAAGAAACTGTCGATAGATACTATGAGGCAGACTTTGACAAACATGTTGATGAAACTATACACCTATTCGAATCTAAGGGTGGTGAAGACTTCTATAGTCTTCCAGAAGACATTCAACATGTACTAGTCAACATGACATTCAACTTAGGTGGAAGTCGTTTTGGTAAATTTAATAACATGTGGAAAGGAGTTGTTTCATGCGATTGGGAAAAAATGGCAGTCGAAATGGAAGACTCAAAATGGTTCGGTCAAGTTGGAAGAAGGTCAGTAGAACTACAAGATATGGTTCGAAATTGTGAATAGTGTCAAGTGTATCAGACTAGATACAGGTGAAGTTCTGATTGGATTTGTAGAGAAGAAGTGGAATGGAGATTATATAATCTCAGAAGCTCAAGTATGTGTAATGGAGGTAAAAGATGGAACTATGGAAGTCAATTTGGCGCCGTGGATTCCCTTTGCCAAAGAATACACCTTCACAATCAATAGCGGTCTCATACAGACGGTGTTTGAAGCAAAGCCCCAACTCGAAACTAATTTTAAAGTTGCGACAGGCAACAACCTCCAAAGAGGCAAAGTAAGAAAATAATTATGGTAGACTTTATGAATAGAGTTCTAGTTGCTCAGGTTAAACAGGCTGATGCAATGATTGAGAAACACAAAATAAATATTGAAGTATTAACAAAGAACGCAGTCGGTGTCGCAGAACATCCTGACACAATGGAAACAGTAGAGAAAGAACTAGAAAAGATTTCATACTGGACAGATATTAAGTCAGCAGTTGTTAATAATTTCGACTTCGAATCTAAAAGAACATTGACAGAATAGACCTACTGTAGTATACTTACAGTATGGATTTTTACACAAATGTATGTCGCACTCGTGACAAAATATTAGCGATTGGTTATCAGAACGGAAAGAAACAAAAACTTTCCGTATCTTATCGTCCCAATCATTTCATTCCTTCAAAGAAAAGCGCTACGCCTTACAAGGCACTTGACGGCAGACCACTAGATGTAGTCAACTTAGATTCAATGGGTGGTGCAAGAAAGTTCAAAGAAAAGTATCAAGGCATAGACGGTTTTGAAGTTCATGGTTACGATAGATATGTGTATACTTACATATCAGATAAGTTTCCTGGCAAGATAGACTTCGATGCAAATGCAATCAAAGTTGCCACACTTGATATTGAGTGTGAATCAGAAAATGGTTTTCCAGAACCAGGCGAAGCAATAGAAAAGGTCAACGCAATCTCAATCAAACCATTCGGTAAGTCTTGTGTTGTATTTGGTCTAGGTGAATGGGAAACAGAATCAGATGTAATCTATATCAACTGTAAAGATGAGGCACATCTACTAACAGAGTTTATTAAATACTGGCGACAAGAATGGTTCGATATCATTACTGGTTGGAATGTAGATGCATTTGATATGACTTATCTTTGTAATAGAATCGATAGACTATTCGGTGAAGATGCACACAAAAAGTTATCGCCATGGAATATGTCTTCTAGTAGAGAGTTTTTACAGAATGGTTATCAGAAGACTCAGATATTTGACTTGTATGGTGTCAACATTGTAGACTACTTAGAACTATATCGTAGGTCTACTTTTCACAACCAAGAGTCATACAAACTAGATTACATCGCTCACTTTGAATTAGGTAAGAAGAAACTAGATTACTCAGAGTATGGTTCATTACATACCTTATACAAAAACAATTATGCAAAGTACTTAGAGTATAATGTTAAAGATGTTGTTCTCGTAGAAGAACTAGAAGACAAACTAGGTTTCTTAGACTTGACTCAGGCAATGGCGTATGATGCCAAGTGTAATTACATCGACACATTCGGCATGGTTAAGTATTGGGAAACAATCATCTATAACTTCTTAAAAGAACAAGGAGTTCAAACACCACCTCAAAAACGAAATGAAAACAAGACGAATCAGATTGCAGGTGCCTATGTTAAAGAACCAATCACTGGTGGTCATAATTGGGTTATGTCATTCGACTTGAACTCTCTATATCCTCATTTGATTATGCAGTGGAATATTTCACCAGAGAAAATGATTAAGGGTCATAGACAAGACACGAATGTAGAATTGATGTTGCACAAGAAAGTAGACTTATCTATTGCTAAGAAGATGAACGCTACAGTTGCACCCAATGGTGTAATGTTCACACGAGATAAACAAGGTTTCTTTCCTGAGATTATGGAAGTCATGTACGATGAGCGTAAGGCATGGAAGAAAAAGATGATTGAGTATCAGAAAGTCAAAGAGAAGACTTCTGACCCTAAAGAGATTAAGAAACTAGATACTCTTATTAAGAGGGCATACAACAATCAACAAGTAAGAAAGATTGCACTTAACTCAGCATATGGTTCTATGGCGAATCAGTGGTTTGCTTTCTTTGACCCAAATCTTGCAGAGGCAATTACTTATTCTGGTCAGTTAGTTATCAAATGGTCAGAGAAGATAGTCAACGAATATCTAAACAAGATACTCAAAACAGACAATGAAGATTATGTCATTGCAATGGATACTGATTCGATTTATCTAACAATGGATAAATTTGTAGAAACAGTTATGCCTGGTGAAACAGACAAAGACAAGATATGCGATTTCTTATCTAAGGCAGAGTCTAAGATAGAAGATGTACTTGATGCAGGTTTCGAAGACCTTGCAGATTATACCAATGCATATCAACAGAAAATGGAAATGGGTCGTGAAGTAATTGCAGACAAAGGTATCTGGACTGCAAAGAAAAGATATATTCTAAATGTATTTGACAATGAGGGTGTTAGACTAGAGACACCAAAACTTAAACTTATGGGCATTGAGACTGCAAAGTCATCAACGCCTTTATGGGTAAGACGAAGACTAGAAGATGCAATTAAGATTGTGATGCGAGGTGACGAACAGCAACTATGGGACTTTGTGGAAACTGCAAGAAAGGAATTCAGAGAACTTCCGCCAGAAGATGTTGCATTCCCTAGAGGGTGTAAAGGTCTTATTCAGTATGCAGACCCTACTCACATCTATGGCAAGGGTACACCAATTCATGTCAGAGGTTCATTACTATTCAATCATAGACTTAAAGAAATGAATCTACTTAAAAGGTACGAACCGATTCAAAATGGCGAGAAGATACATTTTACATATCTTACTATGCCGAACCCTATCAATGAGAATGTGATATCGTTTACTAACTCATTGCCAAAAGAATTTGATTTACATAGATTTGTAGATTATGATTTGCAGTTTGATAAATCATTTATCGAACCATTACGAAATATTATAGGACATATTAACTGGAATGTAGAACCAGTTGCAAGTTTAGACTCCTTTTTTGGATAAATAACTCTATGGCATATTCTAAAAAAGTAGTCGATAGATTCGAAGAAGTCTTAAACAATCCATCAAAACACGGAGTCGGAAGATTCGACCCAAAAGACCCAAATGTAGTGACCGGTTTAGCTGGTGCACCTGCATGTGGTGATGTAATGAAATTAGATTTAAAAGTAAATCCTGATACTGAAGTTATAGAAGATGTTAAATTTAAAACCTATGGGTGTGGTTCTGCTATTGCAAGTTCATCTTTATTCGTAGAACTCTTAATGGGTAAAACCATGACTGAGGCACAACTAATTAAAGATAAAGAAATTGCAGATGCATTAGAACTACCGCCAATCAAATTGCATTGTTCTGTTCTTGCAGAAGATTCTATAAGAAAAGCACTAAAAGATTGGGCAGAAAAAACTGCACATAGAAAACATAATCAGGTATAAAAAATGTATAGATATAAAGTAAACATAGTGAAGGTAGTAGATGGTGATACAGTAGATGTAGATATCGATTTAGGGTTCGGCATGGTGTATAAAAAACAGAGAGTAAGAATGTTAGGCATTGATACTCCTGAAAGCCGAACAAGAGATTTAGTAGAAAAGAAATTTGGTAAGGCATCTAAAAAACATCTTAAAACAATTTTAGAAGAAGCAGAGTCAATTGAACTAGTATCACATGATAAAGGAAAGTTTGGAAGAATCTTGGGAGATTTATTCATTGGTTCAAATGAAACATCTGTAAATCAACAGATGATTCTTGACCACCATGCAGTCGCATACACAGGTGGTAATAAAGAAGAAACTGAAGCTGCCCATATGGCAAACAGAGAAGTATTACTAGAACAAGGTGTTGTAGTCTTAGAAACACAATCAGAGTTAGACCTATGACAATCCATATAATGGATATATTTTACATGATTATGATTGCAATCATATTTGGTTTTATAATTCATTTAGAAACTCAATGTAAAATGATACTAGAAATTTTAGAACAACAATCTAAATACAAAAGTTGTCGTGAAGACTTTCCAGAATTAGAAGAAAACCAACTAGACAAATAACACATCTTCTAGTATACTAGATTAGTATATTACATATTATGGAGAAGTGAAATGTCATTTATAAAAGATTTAGTCAAAGCATCAGGCAATGAATACGCAGGAATAGTTTCCGATGGCGTCAATGCTGGTGATGTAGATTCATTCGTAGATAGTGGGTCGTACATATTTAATGCTTTGCTGAGTGGGTCACTATATGGTGGTCTACCCAAAAACAAAATCACCGCAATCGCTGGTGAATCAGCAACAGGTAAAACTTTCTTTGCATTGGGAATGGTAAAACAATTCCTTGCAGATAATCCTGAATCTGCTGTTATCTACTTTGAGTCAGAGTCCGCAATCAGTAAAGCAATGATTGAAGAAAGGGGCATAGACTCAGATAGAATTGTTATCGTGCCTGTGGTAACAGTACAAGAATTCAGAAATCAGGCAATCAATATTCTCGATAAGTACTTAGAGACACCAAAGGATGAAAGACCTCCGATGATGTTTTGTTTAGACTCACTTGGTATGTTATCAACTACCAAAGAGATACAAGATACTGCTGACGGAAAAGAAACCAAAGACATGACTCGTGCCCAAATTACTAAGGGTGCATTTAGAGTATTAACTTTAAAACTAGGTCGTGCAGGTGTTCCAATGATTGTGACTAATCATACATATGATGTGATTGGTTCTATGTTTCCTCAGAAAGAAATGGGTGGGGGTAGTGGTCTCAAGTATGCTGCTAGTTCAATCATCTATCTTTCAAAAAGAAAAGAAAAAGAGGGTACAGAAATCGTTGGAAATATTATACACTGTAAGAACGCCAAATCAAGATTGACTGTAGAAAATAGAATGGTCGATGTAAGATTAACATATGACTCAGGCTTAGATAGATACTATGGTCTGCTAGACATGGCACTTGCAAGTGGTGTATTTCAGAAGTCAAGTACAAGGGTGTTATTACCAAATGGCAAAACAGAATTTGGTAAAACAATTAACAACAATCCCGAAAAGTATTTCACTCCAGATGTAATGGAGAGATTAGAAAAAGTCGCAAACAATTATTTTAAGTATGGAAGCAATGAGAATAGAACAGACAATCCTGAAGAACCTGATTCAGAGTGAGCAGTTTACACGAAAAGTAATTCCTTTTCTTAAACCTGAGTACTTTGCCGATTCATCTGAGCAGTTGGTGTATGACGAGATAAAATCTTATTTCGAAAAATACACCAAGAGCCCAACACTCGAAGCACTTCTCATAAACCTAGACAATGATACATCTCATTCTGAGAATATCATTACAGGTTGTAAAGAGTTGTTGGGCTCAATGCCAGACGAAGAGACACCAATAGATTGGTTAGTAGATGAAACAGAGAAGTGGTGCAAAGATAGAGCAATCTATATTGCAGTCATGGATTCAATCGAAGTCATTGATAAGAAGTCGCAAAGGTCTACAGGTGAGATACCAGAACTATTGAAAGATGCATTGTCAGTATCGTTTGACCAACACATTGGTCATGATGTATTAGAAGATGCAGAAGAACGATATGAGTTCTATACAACAGAAGAAGAGAAACTTCCGTTCGACTTAGAATACTTCAACAAGATTACCAAAGGTGGTTTACCCAATAAGACTCTAAACATATGTCTTGCAGGTACTGGTGTTGGTAAATCTTTATTCATGTGTCACATGGCCGCAAGTGCATTGATGATGAATAAGAATGTACTTTACATTACACTTGAAATGTCAGAAGAAAGAATTGCAGAAAGAATAGATGCAAACATTATGAATGTGCCTATGAAAGACTTACCTGATATGTCTAAGAAAGAATACGGCAAGAAGATTGGTAGACTTAAATCTAAGACTCAAGGTAAACTTATTGTAAAAGAATATCCTACTGCAGCTGCTCATGCAGGTCACTTCAGACATCTATTACAAGAACTAGAGATTAAGAAAGATTTCAAACCTGATATCATTTTTATCGACTATCTAAACATATGTGCCTCTCAGAGAATCAGACCAGGTGCTGGGGCAAACTCTTATACACTAGTTAAGAGTATTGCAGAAGAACTTAGAGGTGTTGCAGTAGAATGTGATGTACCTATTATGAGTGCAACGCAAACAACAAGAAGTGGTTTTGGTTCTACTGATATTGGTCTTGAAGATACTTCAGAATCATTTGGGTTACCTGCAACTGCCGACTTAATGTTTGCATTGATTACATCTGAAGAACTAGAAGAGTTAGACCAACTCGTAGTGAAACAGTTGAAGAATAGATACAATGACCCTACAATCTTTAAGAGATTTGTAATAGGTATCGATAGGGCAAGAATGAAACTCTATGATGTAGAACAAGAAGCACAAGAAGAATTAGTAGATGGCGAAATGTTAATCGATGATAGTATACCTGTCGCTGATAGGGCAAGACCTTCAACTAAGTTCAACGATTTTAATATGTAATTATGGAACCATTTGTACAAAAACAATTCGATGAGTATCAGGCCAATAGGGTCGATAAAGACATCGTATCAAAAGAAGAACTCAGAGAACTACTGATAAAGGATTTATCATTCGTATCTAAAATGGGTGTAGCAGAATACACCTTATATCAGAAGTACCAAGAGATACACATGAAGTATCCGACACAAACAGTTTCTACATTGTTTGGTGAAGAGACTAACTTTGTTAATGAAGACCATTTAAAACTTATCAATGAGACTAAGAACAACATATGGTTTCCTAATTCATACGAAGACTTTGAGAAACTAGAACCAGAACTGATTTATACAGACTCAAACAAAGATAGACAGTCTGCTGGTACTCTTACAGAGAAATGGAATTGTCTTAGAACAATGACACACTCACAAAAGAACTCATCTAACATTGGTAGAAATCTACATTACATTGTTAGAGATAAAGTCACCGAGAAGTATCTTGGTGTTATCTGTATTACAGGTGACTTCATTGACTTAACACCTAGAGATAATTACATTGGGTGGGAAAGAGAATACAAAACGAATAGTGGTAAACTAAACAACAGCGCCATAGGTTCAAGTATTCTACCAACACAACCACTAGGGTTCAATTACACTGGTGGTAAACTCATGGCATTGTTATGTACTGCTGATGTGATACAGAAACAATGGGAAGAAAACTACGGAGATAAACTAGTGGGTATGACTACTACATCTCTCTATGGTAAATCTAAGACAGGTGGGTTATCACAATACGACAGACTCAAACATTGGAAGAAAATGGGATACAGTCAAGGTTCGTTATCATTTGAAATGACCAAAGAGACTGAAAGAAAGATGCTAGACTATGCAGAACACCATTTCAATGAGAGATACTTCTTGTTATATGTCGCAAAGAGAGAAAGTGGTCAGACTCTTAAGAGAGACCATAGAAATCGTATGAGACAATTCATGTACTCGCAACTTAAGATACCAAAAGAGTTGCAGAAGTCAGACCATCAAAGAGGTATCTACTATTCTACATTCTATGAGAACACTAGAGAATTTCTCAGAGGTGAGATAGAACAAGACCAATTGATAAGAAATAACAATGATGGTTCAGTCGAAACACTTACTCAGTTATGGAAAGATAAGTATGCGGCTAAACGAATAAATAACCTCATGAACGCAGAGAGGCAAAACTTAACAGAAACATTATTCTATGATGATATTGTATCTATGTCATGGGATGAATGTAAACACAAATACTTAGGGGCAGTAGGAAGATGAACATTATAGATATGATACCAGTGACAGCAAAGAAACAAGTTAAGGTCGACAGAGATACCTACAGAGAGTTTACAGAGGCAGTTGATAGATTGTCATCACAAGGTGTTGAATTGCCACACTCAGTAGAATTTTTAAGAGAGACCGATGAATTTAAGATTGAACTCTTAGATGCAAATAACATTGACTTAGAACATTTAGACACGCTACTGTAGCTCACTCGGTAGAGCAGCTGATTTGTAATCAGCAGGTAGTCAGTTCGATTCTGACCAGTAGCTCCAATTAGGATATATTATGAAATATGAATTAGATTTAATGCGACCAGAATATGCAGAAGGTTGTCATAGAGTACAACATTCAGGCATACATCATCACCATGCAGAACTATGGCATCTAGAGGCATGGAAATGGATTGGAATAAACATGAGAGATGCTTGGGTAATCAAACACGAGGGCGAAGTGATTGGTTATTTTGCAGGTATGGTGCAATTCGTAAATGAACCTGAAGACGAACATTACGGTGAAGGATTGGGTTACTTCGGTGCAGACATCTGTTTAGATATGGATCCTGAACGAAAGTATCCTGATGCCATGAATCAATTGTTTGCTCGTATATGTGACATTCATCCTTACATAACTGGCTATTGTGGAGAAGACAATAAACCATTAATCGATTTCACCAACAAATGGGGTTTTGACAGGTGGAAAACTAATCCAGACAGTAATCTTCTTTATTGTCGCAACTTCACTGATAATCCCAAAGCACAAGCTCTAAGAGATAAACATAGAATTAATCACGCCTAGGGGTTGACAGCAGGCCTTACTTTTTAGTATCCTTATTCCATGATGAAGAAAGGAGATAATATGAGTAATCAAGTTAATGATAATATCAAAGAAGATATTATGGAAAACATCTTAGAGATGGCAGATAAAGATATCTGGAATGTAATCTTTGCAATAGAGAAAGAATTCGGTATTGAAAATGTACCAAGTCCAGTGGGTGGTGAACATGGGTTTATCGCAAAACTGTTCGAACTTAGGTTCGAGGAGGCATGTCAATGAGTTTGTTTAACGATTACATAGAAGAGGGTTTAGATACCTGCAAATTTGTTAAAGACGGTATGGAATATACTGCAATCATCAAAAAGGTTAGTGATAATTCTTTACTAGTCAAACCAATTCAAAAGACTAACTGGAAAGATGTTTTCCAGAACAATCTACAAAATACATTTGAACACATGATACTACACATCAAAGAGTTTGATGAGATTAAACTCGAACTCTGGATGGATGGTAGGGGTTGCGATAACTCCGCTATCGGTGTTTCAGGTTGTTATGAACCTTACACATGTTTGACATGGTAGGGTTGACAATGACCTTCACTTTTTAGTAGAATGGAACAGTAATAAAAAAGGAGACTGATATGAGAAACCAATATGTAATAACCACCCAAAATGTCGAAGAGTACGGCACTAACTTTCATAAGTTTAAGGGAGGTTCTGATTATGTTATTGGGTTCGATGTCGAAACCCTCGTGTACGAGGAGAACGCATATGGTGAGGGCGAACACTCTTACTACCATTCACCTAGTTTGACTGAGGCTAGTGCAGCTGCATTGGTCATGAAACATGTCAACAGGTACAATGGCCTGAGAGGGTCATTCGATTACATCACTTCGATTGAAGTGCAAGAAGGAGATTTTCTTTCTGATGAAATCGACAATCCTACATGGGTGGGCGATGTGTCAAAATTAATAGAGGAGTTAGAATCGCATGAAGTATCTTAAAGAGATTACCGATTGGTCAGACGCCAAATGTCCTGTACCAAATCACACCTACATTGTTAATGATGCACTGCATCTCGTAGGTTATATCAAGACTGGAACTAAAGAAGAGATAATCTTTAAGTCTCCAATGAAACAGTTTAGTAAATCTAGGAGGAAGTTTGTTGACCTTAAAAGGGGTTGACGGTGACCTTCATTTAATGCGATAATGGACACATGATAAAGAAACAAACAATAATTTTCGATGTTGACGGCACTATCGCCGATGTCGAACATAGAAGGCATTTTGTCAATGGTAATAATGATTGGCAGTCTTTTAGAGCAGAAACAGTAAACGATACTCCAGTTCAGTGGGTATGTGACATTGCAAAAAGATTCATTGCACAAGGTGACCAAGTTGCCTTCTTCAGTGCAAGAAATGAGTCAGAGAGGGAGATTACAGAGAAACAAATTGCAGAATGGATTGGCGACAATCACCAAGGTTTATTCTTGAGACCAGACGGCGATTTCAGAAAAGATGATGAATTCAAATCTGAACTTGCAGATAAGTTTGAAGAATTAGGTGGCAAGATTGATTTAGTCTTTGACGACAGAAATCAAGTTGTCGAAATGTGGAGAAAAAGAGGCACTACAGTTGTCCAAGTTGCAGAAGGAGATTTTTAATGACACAGGCTAAAATTGCAAAGAAAAAAACAAGAGAGAAACAAATCAAAAAAGAAAGTAATATCTTTAAGAATAATGTTTCTAAAAAAGTAGAATTTACTAGAATGCCACCTATGTCTAACAGGACATATTTTGATGTATTCTATAATCTAATAGATTGTAATCCTTTACATCAGAGACCTGCTGTTGAAAAGAAAGCTGGTTGTGAGAAGAGTGTTGGTATCATTACAAGTATTTTAAATGGTGAGAATATTGGCGAGATTACTCTTGTAAAAACACCTGAAAGAAAAGATAAACAATACGAAAGTATTGATGGTGGCCACAGAAAGAGAGCCATATATGCATTTATGAATGATGAGTTCAAAGTAAATGGTTTATACTACAGTGAATTATCAAAAGAAGATAAAGAATACTTTGATTCTAGAGAATTATCTTTTATAGTTTATGAACCAATGTCAAACTTTATGAAAGGTTGGATTTTTAGAAACCTTAATAAGACAACAGATGTTAATAATCAAGAAACATTAAACTCTTTTGGCGATAGTAAGATTGCTAGTTTAGTGAGAGAGACAGTTAGACCCATTTCAGCAAATGGTAAAATAACCTTACCACATGAAATGTTTGAAAAGAACTCTGGTGGAGAAAACTTTAAGTGGACTGAAACAGATAATGACAGATTAAATTTAGAAGAATTTGTCAGTAGAGTTGCATACAGAGTTTACGATAATGGTAAGATTGGTTCTAGAACTTTTGAAGAATTACAATCAATGTTCTTAGATGAAGAAGTAGATATCGCAAAGTTAAAGAAAAAACTCTATAAATTATTAGATTTTCTTCTTCTCATGGCAAAATCTAAATACAGTTGTGATGCTTCTGCTCACCAAGGTCTTTCAAAAAGTGAAATGAATGTTCTTGCAAACTTTTACTTTTATATGAATGAGACAAGACCTAACTGGTATCTAGATGACCCTAAAGCATTTTGGATACAATTCAAAATAGTTTGGTTAGATTACTGGAATGACAAAAAGAAACCAGAAAATGAAAGAAAGTTTTCTGAATTAGTTGATTTAGATTATGAGTCAAAAGAGGTTTCTATTGCTGAAGTATTCAAGAGTTATACTACTGATTATAATCATGAAGAGAAACAAAGACAATGTATAAAGTTTATAACAGATATCTTAGATATTGATGAATTCTTTACAACTGAAAATAGACAAAGAGAATTTACCAAAGAACAGAAACAACAGAAATTATTAGAACAAGGATTAAAGTGTGCCATTGATGGTTTACCACTTTCATGGGCAGATGCTCATGCCGCCCACATAGAAGCTTACGCTGAGGGAAGTCAGACTGTTTATTCAAATCTTGCAATGACCAGAAATGTGTATAATTGGGATATGAAAACTATGAATCTAAATGAGTATGTAAAAACAGAGGCATGTAAGAAACTAATACAAAAAATGTCTCAGTAAAAGAATGTTCGGCCTGTAGCTCAGTTGGATAGAGCATCGGTCTTCTAAACCGAGGGTCAGAGGTTCGAATCCTCTCAGGTCGGCCAAAAAATGTGATATAAATAATAGATTATGACGAAGAACTTAAAACCAAAAGAAGTATTATCAGTACTTCAAAAAAAGGTGCAATTGAAGAGAGACATTAAAGAACTCAAGTCTGTTGGTGAAACCAAAAAGGCAGAGATATTAATGCAAAAAGTTTCTCAATTAGAAGAAAAATTGCACTCCAGACCGCTATCAAAAAACTAAATAGTAGTATAGAAATTTAACACGGAGATATAAATGGCAACAGTAAGATACGATGCATATAAAACAGATATGCAGTCTAAACTAACCGAATGGCAAATAAGATATGATTTGATGGGTGGAGATGCAGGAACTTCCAGAACATTTTATTTCTATTCTAAAGATGCAGATGAAACAGATGATTCTATAATCGTTGGATTAAAAGATGTTTCAGATGCAACTGTATATGGTGTTGCACATCCACATAAGATATTTGAATGGACAGGTACTGGAAACATTATAGAAGCTCTTAATGCATGGAGAACTGCAAATCCAGACGCCACATCAGGTGGAATGTATTCGTATTGGAATCAAGATAAGAAGAGTGAATCAGAAATCGATGCTGAAAAGATTGTCGCCTACAATGCAGTACAATCAATTACCAAAAACATATCTTTTGCTACAGAGATGATAGCTGCTGATCCAGACGCTTCTTTCGAAGCATAGCTTTTAAAATACATAAATAGTAGTTATACACAACAATGTGATAACTACTTATGGCCGTTAAAAATCTACATTTAGAACACTTAGAAGATGAAATCATCAATAACGGTATTGATGGTGGTCGTGCTTCTATAA